GATACTGATGAAAACGGTATTGTTCCACTGCTTAATGTAGTGCCATCGCCAAACGTAATAGATCCGTTATTTAATTTTGTCGACATTATTCACCTTTAAGTCGTGCAACTTCTGCTGATAGCTCTTTAACAGCTTCTACTAATAACGCAACTACACGTTCGTATTTAATGGCTTTATAACCTTCATTATTCTCTGCAACAATTTCCGGCAACACTGCCTCAACCTCTTGAGCAATTAAGCCTACGTCATGCTTGCGTACAAAGTAACCGTCCTCGCCACCGTGATCTGCAATATACTTGTCTGTCCAGTCATATTCAACACCGTTAAGTTGTTGTAGTTTTGCCAATGGATTTACGATATTTACAATATTTTCTTTTAAACGTTTGTCAGATGAATAGTATGCAGTAATTGATGCCGTAGCACGAATTTCACCAGCATTAGTAGATGCTGCTGTGCCTATACCTAAACTATTAAATTGTGGATTAGATGTTGTAGCTACTGCTTGACCAATACTAAACGTAACAGATCCGGTTGATGCCGAAACTGACACTCCAGTTCCACCAGTCGCTGATGTTACTGCAGTAGATAAGTAACCGTTGGGATTACTTGTTCCGTTATATGGGGTATATCCTAATGCTGATGTAACCTGACTCGACGATATTGCTCCGATTAATGTTGTTGCATTAACTGTGCCGGTTGTAGTAATATTTCCCGCAGTAACATTATCTGATACAGTTAAACTACCTAATGTGCCGACTGCAGTAATATTAGGTTGACTGGCTGTTTGCAGTGTACCTGTAATTCCGCTACTTGCTGTAACCGTAGATGCTGTTAATGTAGTCAACGATAGGGTTGTGGTATTAACTATACCAACCACGTTACCATATAATGCGCCACCTACATATAAATTACCTGCCACGCCAGCACCGCCTGCAACTATTAGCGCACCGCTTGTTGGGCTTACTGCTACTGTGGTTCCTGTAATAGATAAACTATTTGCTGTTAAGTTTGCACCCGTAGTAGAGTTACGTATCCACGCTGTTTTGGTACTATTGTAAACATAGGTAATACCGTTTACTGTAGCTTGGGTTCCGTTTGATGGGCTTGATGGAAATGCCATATTAGATTCTTCCTACTACGATTTCAATAATCGCTGTTTTATTTTCTAGCATTGTTTCTAGACTCTTGCCTATTACACAACCAGGACGCCACTGTGTTTCATCCAAACGTTCTGCCACTCCAGGTGTATCACTGGTAACTAATAAATCACCTCGATTAATAGGACCGTGTACTTGACATGGAACACGACCTAATAGAGCTACGGCTGTCCCATCAATACCGTCATTCATTATATGTGCTGGATTTGTAGATACAACTCCGGCTACTGCAGTGTCATATGCTTTATATGATTGAGTAACTTCTTTACTACCGCCGAATACTAATACTGTACCGGGTTCATAGTCAGAATCTGCTAGGTATTTTTCTGCCAAGTCAGCGTATTGTGATGACGTTGACTTAGCAAATATAATATTAAATGTTCCTGTAGAACTACCAATATTACCTACGCCACTTGTACCACCGTTTATTATAGCACCCGGTGCACCGTTACTATTAACCGTTAATGTATTACCAACTGCCAGATTTGTACCCACACTGGCATTGCCTGAAGCAGATATTTGGGTATAGGATGCTATTGCTACGTTAGTGTTTAGCGCCACTGAACTGATATCTACCCAAACATAGTTAGTACCATCAGAAGTAAATTTAAATAAAATGTCTGTGCTGGTGTCGTACCACTGATCACCAACTGTTGGATTACTTGGAGCAACATTGGCTGTAGTTTGTCTAACTCCGCCAGCAATAATATTACCTGCTGTAATATTACCTGTTATAGTTAAATTACCTAATGTCCCAAGTGCAGTAATATTAGGTTGACTTGCTGTTTGTATTGTACCGGTTAATGTTGCACCTGTGTTACCAATAGTCGGGCTATATAATGCACCTACGTTGGTATATCCAGTCGCAATAACGTTACCAATTACTTTAAATGCTTTACTTGCATTATTAAATCGAGCAATTTCATTACCTGTATCACCACCACCTAAACTGAATATAATATCAGCATTAGAGTTGTATGTGCTCAATACTAGATTACCGCTACTTATACCAGTGTTGCCAACTACATAGACATAACCGTCGTTCGGCCCAGTTAATCCATATCCTGATTGATTGTACGTACTTGAGTTTATACCTAGGTCAATAAAACCAACATTAGTATTACCGTTATCAGCAGTTGCAACAATATCTGAACTGGCAACGTTTCCAGGGTTCGTATTTTGTAAATTAATCTGCGCATAACCGTTATAATTAGCGGATAGTTGAATAATAGTCTGTGGTTCAATTGTGTAACCAGTACCAATACCTGCATACAATGCACCAAATCCTTGTGCATTGCCAAAAAACTGTCCACTATTGCCAGTGATCTGTATTTGATTTACATTACCAGCAAAGTTAATATCACCCGATACATTAAGGTTTCCGGATACTGCAATGCTTCCACCGTTACCGATATTAGTTAATCCAGCAAGTGTTGTAATGTTAGGCTGACTTGCTGTGCTTAATGTACCAGTTAATGTTGCTCCTGTGTTACCAATAGTAACTGCATTTAAAGTGCCGCCAATAAAAGTATTTGAATTTACATTGCCTGCACTTAAATTGCCTGCAATTATTTCGCTTTGATTAATAATTTCTGTGTTAACCGCAGTAGTTGTTCCTAACACTGTTAAGTTGCCACCAACTACCATTGCACCTGATGTGTTTAATGTATTAAAATATCCTGATGTCCATTCTAATGTTGGACTACCGACAGAATAGGTAACATTTGCACTTGGCAATAAATTACCTGTAACATTTACATTGGCAGTATCTAAAACTACTTGTGTTACACCATAACGTACAGACGAAACAGAAACTGCGCCTACTGCAATGTGTCGAACTTCGATTGAATCTGTAGATAACGGAACTTCACTAAATGTAATAGCATTATTAGAAACTGTGTAAGAAACATATGGTTGTTGTAATGTACCGTTAATACTAACTAATACACCATCAGTAGTTGCAGATGAACTCAATGTATAAACATTACTTGTTCCGTTAGGAGAGATTACATCCGAACTAATTGTAGCTTGATTAGGAGTTACCCATGCATTTCCATTCCATGATTCAAGTTCACCAATATCGGTGTTGAAACGAGTAAACCCAATTTGTGGATTTGATGGACGTACAATTGAGTTACCATAAGGTATACCTACTGCGCTTGAACCAGATACTTGTACTATACCATTACCGGTAGAATTGATAAAAATATTACCCGATGGATCTGATGTACTAATAACATCGCCAGCAATCGTAATATTGCCTAAGCTAGGAACAACTGGAAACCCGAATGCACCAGAATAAACTGCACCACTTACATAAACACTGTTACCTGTAAAACTTACACTTGGTAAGTTAGTACCAATAAAGTTTAAGATACCTGCTTGATAATCAAAGAACCATTCATCGCTGTTACCTGATCCTGTAGCAAATATCTGTGTTCCTTTTGAAAGCACATTGCCGGGTTGACCAGTAGGACTAATATAAACCTTAACTTGATATGTTGACCCAAACTCAGGAGGTATCCAGAAAGACAATCCTGTTTCCCATGACCTGTTAGTGCTTGCTCCTGTATCAGCAATACATTGTACTGGTGCACTGGTTGTATATACACTAACTACACTGGTATTGCTTACAGGGATAACATTAGGAATTGATCCTGATTGTTGTAAAATTTTATCAGCACGAATTTGTAACGGACTTGCAAATGGTTCGTTAGTTGCATCAAGTACTGTAGGTATATCGGTTTTAGCAGCACCGTATCCTATCTTTTTCCATAAATAATCAACCTGTTGGCCAGTGGATATTGTCATATTATACTATCCCCAAAGCAGTTACAGTTTGACCACTTACCAATGCTAATCGAACTAAGCATACGTTATTCGTAGCGTTAGTTAAGTTTTCTGTTCCTAATGTCATTTGATAATTGCCATTTAATGCCGTATTGCCTGTTATTTTATCGCTACCAGTAAACGCTACACCATCAGATCCATTGCCACCATTGCCTGTATTGCTACCAGGTTTACCACTACCTGCATATTGAGTATCACAACGTAACCAACCATTTAATCCACTGGTATTATCTAATGTAGTTCCTGGAGCAGCTATCCATGCACCAGCAACTCCTGATGGTGCTACAATATTAATATGGAAACTTGCCACTGCTTTACGTTGGAAAGCAAAAGTAAAATATTGTGTACCTGTATCACCGCTACGGTTTGGTCCAACTGGTAAGTAACCACTACTATAATTTGTTACATTATATCCAAGTACACCTAAACGAATAGTTGCTTCTTTAGTGCCAGCTACACCAGGGTTACTTGCTTCCGAGTATACTGATGTAGTATAGAAGTTTGTTGAGTTTACATAACTAGGTGTATTTGTAGTTGCGGCATTAAAATAGAAACTACGCACGCCACTAGAAGTATACGTTCCATCACCTAAACTTGCGTTAGCCGTAATAGCTATTTCGCTGATACCACTTTGACTTGCTGTATGTACTGCTACGTTGGTTGTACCGTATTGTGTTGCCGCTGTTCCATTTACATTTGTTACATACATGCCGATATTAGCAATACTTCTAATAGAGCTAGATGTAATAGCTAATGTTAAATTAGCAATAGCATAAGGACTGGCATTACCGGTATTTGCAATCGGTGTACTACCGTTTAACATAGTAGCACTAGAATTGCTAAGTTGTGTATAAGAATAACTTGTACTATTAACTACTGCACTCGATGTTCCTTCTTGGTATTGACCAGTTAATACCTGTAGTGGATTTGCTACACTTGCATAAGTTTGGCCAATCCAGTTAGGACCGATAGTAACATTCTGCACCCAAAGTGTCGGACTGCCGCTGTTAAAATATGGTATACCTGAAATATATCTATAGGTGCCTGCAGTCTGAATAGCTATGTTGCCTACTGACAAGGTCGGAGTTGAAGTGACATTGTCTACAACAAAGTCTACGTTAGGTGTAGAACCAGTAATTGAATGTACAATTTGTGCTCTATTAACTCCAACAGGTAGTTTGCTACCCGACGTATATACGTTGGCCTGGAATCCGTATCCCCAACCAGGATAATAAATCGAACTGGCAAAGGTTGTTGCGGCACCTGATTGTGATACTAGATTGTAATCACTAAGAGCAGACAATCCTAAATTTCCATATATACCAGTAGTCTGTGGTAGTGCTAAATTAACATTACCACTGCCGACATTATTAATTAACGCTGTTAATATGCCTGCGTTAGCAGTGTAGGTATATGTGTTAGTAATTGTACCTGTGTTAATCAGAATTGTAGCTTGATTGTATGTAGCACGATTGACTGACGATCCTGCCGTTAATGTTGTACCACCGGTATTATCTGTATATCCGTATGCTAGATACGGTGAAGTTCCTGTGCTGGTACCAAATCCCAACGATCTAGTACTTGTACCGTACGGAGTTGGTGGCACGTTAGCATAGACTTTTAATGCCTGTGTAGTACTCATTGGGATAATCGCCGGATTGGCTAGATTATCTGTTAACAAGTTCAATGTTACTGTATCAGTGCTTGTTCCGCTATTACTGTTATAGGTATAAGATAGGTTAGCACCCAATACACCACCCGAATTACTGTTGCTGGCTATGTTTGATGTTGTGCCATCACCCCATAGCACACTCCAAGTCACTGTACTTGTAGCTGTGTTAGTTGTGGTATTTTGTAGGTATACTGTATTACCTTGGATAACATATAAATTGTTACCACTAAGAACAGTACCACCAGTGTTGGTTCTATATAGGTTAAAACTCATTACTGGATTAGGGCCGTAAATTTGAATATAACCAGGAATAGTTGCTGTAGCTGTATTGCTGGGCCCAGCACCATTGGTATTAGATGCTACTACTGTAACTGTAAACGGGGTACCTGCGTTTGTAGCATATTGATGTGTAGCCGTAGTAGAACTTGTTGTTGTGTTTGCGGTTCCGTCGCCCCAATTAATTACATATTGATTAACGTTGCCTTGTGGCACCATTGTTAGTAATACATCTTGGCCTGCACCACCTGCGGTAGTATTAGCTGAAAAACTAACACTACGCACAAACGTATTTGTAAATAGGTTTTCAGTTACTGAATTTAAAATATCAATAGCATCTGTAATTAGTGTACCAGTAGTGAATCCTAAATAGGCTGCGTTGGCCTGTAGGTTACCACTATTAACTGTTGGCGTACCTAAAGGAATTAAGTTTCCTGAGCTTTCTGATGCAATTGCAGAATCAACATAGGCTTTAGTTGCGGCATCTGTGCTTGTTATAGGAGTACCGACATTAATAATTCTATTATTACCAGCATTTAAATTACCAGTAATATTAGCATTAATAGTACCAGAAGTAATAGATCCATTAACAGTTAAATTACCTAAAGTACCAATAGAAGTAATATTTGGCTGACTTGCGGTTAATAATGTACCTGAAATACTATTAGCATAAACAGTATTCCATTGGTTAGTAACGTTACCGATACTATATATTAAATTACCAGTCGATAGTATATGACCTGCTTCTATTAGAGCATTGCCATTTACTACTAAACTTTGACCAAAAGAGGCAGGATTAGCTTCATTTATACCTACACTGAAGCTTGAAAAGTCCATGTAGACTAATGCGTTGCCGTTCGTTGTAAATGATAATGGATAGCCTTGACGATCAAGATTTGATAATAATGACGATCCTGGTATTTGTGCTAATGCCATAACAACCCCTCTAACTAATATTTAGCCGAAGCTGTTAAGACGCTACTGTACTTCCGAGATTATGAATTACACTAATAGTTGCCCCATTCAATGGAGCCGAAAGGAATTGTATACTATTACTGGTCGGAAAAGTATAATTAGTAGTAGGTTGTTGAATAACTGTGCCAACAAATACTACCACATAATTTACCGCAGTAGTTAGTGATATTCCGCTATATGACATAGAAGAAAACGTAAATGTAGTTTGTGTACCATTTCCAGTAAAACTATCACGTAGAATATTTGCATTTCCTTCACGAGATATAACTTGAAATGTAGGTGTGCCACTAACATTACTATAAAATTCTAATTTTTGAGTATCGTCATTAAAACGCACTTGTCCTGTTGTTGGAAATGCTGGAATTACTGTACTTGAGCCTTGCGGAATCCCTATCGCATAACTACCATTTTTAAATACGGTATTTTTAATCATGCGTCCCATTTTAAATTCCTACGTAGCTAACTGTCGAAATAACTGCTAAATTAGCAGCTGTTGAAGTAATATTTGCTCTTAGAGAATCTCCACTGCCTAATACCAGTTTTTCCCAATCCATAACAAATGTATCACCAGATGCTATTTGTACATTATTATATATTTGTGTAGATACATTAGCTGAACTTCCGTAAGGTACTGCATACAAATTAAAGAAAATCGATGATGAATATGTATTACAGAAGTAAGTAACTGGAATTACCGTGTTTCCGGTACTAACGTATATATTTGCTATATTTGTTGTTAATTGGGTGTTAATTAAAGACATCTTGTGTTCCTATAATAATAATGAAAAGCCAAATGCTCGTGCTTTGGTAACTAATTCTTGGTTTGCAGCCCCTGAGCTGACTACATAAATTCCAGATGTACCACCACCTACATTGGCGGCATAGATAATCGTATTACCTAAGCTATATGCAGGTAATGAAGTTTGATTAACTAATTGTAAATTACCATTAAAATTAATATTCCCAACATTTGAAAATATCTGATAGCTTTGAGTATTTAAATTAGCGTGTAATGTTGGACTTGGATCACCAGCTAGGCCTCCACCGTAGATATTAGCAAAAACACTACCTGTAACATCACTAACTTGCCAAACGTTTGCACCTTCTTGCCATTGCAATTTTACATTAGCACGTGTACCGCGATCAACAATAATCCCAGAAGTTGTACCCAATAGGCTAACACCAGGACCTGTTTCACCTGCATTTAATGTAACAAAGTTATCAGTAATGCTCGTGGCATTTGATTCAATTTGTGATGTGTTGCCCAATACTACTAAATTACCTGTGACAGTAACCAAACTACTGTTTAAGGTAATTCCATCAGTACTATTAATAGTTTGTATGGTATATGGTGAACTAACTCTTTTAACTATTGCCATTTAAATCATCCAGTTTCTATTATTTATGCTAAAAGCAATATAGAAAAAAATAGCACCCGTAGGTGCTATTTTCATAACTAATAAAATTAGTTGTTTTGTGCTAAAGTCACGCTTGTGTTAAGAACAGCCGGACCATTGAATACCCATTTTACTTTTTGATAGTGAGTAAATTGTGTACCAGTTATCGGATTCAAGGTAGCTGTACGATCATATAGTTTTTCAACGAAATAAGTACCACCAGCTGAATCTGTTGCTGTAATAGTCATTTGACCTGGACCAATTGGACCACCTGCTGCTACTATAGCCGCATTACCATATAGGTTAACTAATGCTGTACCATCTGCATTAACTACTTTATAACGACGTGCGCCTTCTTGTTTAACAATGTCAGCAATTTTACCAATCGTGCCACCAGTAATCCATGCGTTAGCTTGTATTGTGTTAGCTGTAGTGTTTGGACTTGCTAATACCGCAGTAATTGCTGCACCAGAACCGATATCACCGAAGCTAATTGGTGTACCACTTAATGCCGCAGTGTTTGAACCACTTAATACAACATTTGAGTTAGCTGTATAAATTGTAGTAATGCGTGCAGTTGAACTAAATCCTACGTTAGCCGCCATACCAATATATAAACCTGTCGTAGTACCTACTGTAAGTACATTGCTGGCTGGATAGTAACTTGTAGCTGTAGTAGCAACGTTACCTGGTTTGTTGATTGTAACTGCTGGTGCAGTATCGTAACCTGTACCACCATTTGACACTGTGACTGTCATGATAGAACCGTTAGCAGCTTCTGTGTAACTATCTAATGCTGTAGTACCACCAATTGGACTTGGTGCTACACTTAATGTTACACCTTGTGAATAGTTACTACCAACGTTAGTAATAGTAAAGCTAACTACGCTTTCACCACCAGTACCGCTGTATGATTGGCCGTCATTAACGTTACTAACACCAAAATATTTTCTTTTTAGAGGACGTCCCATTTGTTTTCTCCTTGTATAAGTTTAGCGTTCTAGGCTATACGCGGTGGGGACCGCATAAACCCTTCCGATTAAGGGCGAACACATATATTTATCTAAAATGGTTGACAACCAGCTTAGATCAGTGTATTATTAACATATTGCAGTTGAAGCTGATCGAATAGCAAGAGCCTCTAAAACTCCTGGTAACGGGTTTGACTCCCGTCAACTGCACCAAAAGGATTATATGGATAAACAATACGCTCAACTTACAGCAAAAATTTTACTTAACGAGGTAGTACCACGTGCTAAGAAGTTAGGAGTAGGATTTGAAGAAGTTTGTTCGCCACAGGATTTGTCTAGTTTAGTAACAGCGGAGTTACACGGTATAAATACCAGAGCAGATACAAGAAAGTATCTTGATAAACAAGGAGAGTAATAACATGTTGTAGATTGAATATAGTTGTAAAGACGTAGTTTTTCATTTTAACAAAAAACACCTAGAGGATCCAAGTGTTCCTATGTGGTGTGTCAAAAGTCATGGTATTACATTTTATGTAAATCATGTATCAGCAGAAATTCCCTGGACTACTAAAGAAACTCCAGACAATCCAAGTACCAAAGGTAGTATCAAGTTTAAAGACTGTAAGCTAAGTATTGACCGCGATAACAATGCTACACTCAGCAAGTTAGGTCTATTAGATAAACGTTTACCACACCCATTCATTGCTAATCGTATCATTGCCGGCAATCGTGGAAATTTTCATAATGCTTTATTAGCAGATGAATTTCAACACAGCGAGATTAAACATGTTCATGGTGGCTGTGGCAGTAGCTTTATTATCTGTGACCTAACAGACAAGAATGAAGCACTCTTGGCTGCTCTTAAGTATGCTGGTCAATTCCGCTTGTTAGTACCCAACGAAAAATATTACTTTGACTATGCCAGCGGTCAAGAAATTTGGGAGTATGAAGACGAGGATCTAGACAATGATGACGATAACTATTAAACACAATGAACTACGTGAGTTTCAACAGATCATCAAAGATAATAACGTCAAGCACGGTCCATTTCATAAAAGTTCTCGTGGCTACACAATAGATATTATAGAACCCGGCATAACTGAAACTTATTTTAGGTTAAAGTATGCAGACTTGACAAATTAACTAAACTATAGTATAATTGCATTTCATTTGTATAAGGAGTAGATTATGACTTGGTATACTGCAAAATATAAAAAAAGTAAACCTACTTTCAGAGGTGGTGCTACTAACTATAACAGTGTTAACGCTACTAAGAAATATGTAGAATACTTTTTAGATATACAAGAAATGAATGCACTGCTTTTAACTACTAAAAGTTTTGATGTTAAGATGGATTTACTTTATTGTTTAGATAGGGCAGAAAGTAAAAAACAGTGGCACTTTAGACACCCGAACTTTGATAGAAATGATGCTAATAAAATTTTACAGTTAGTTAAAAATATTCCTCGTACCGATACACTAGATTACAACGAGAAATATTAGTCACAAAAAAGCCCCTTGCGGGGCTTTTTCTTTATCTATACCTTTAAGGTTTTTAATCTTATTGGAATGATAGGTTTGAGATACCGATTGTTTCTAAGTAGTCAGCTGCGTTACCTAGTGAAGAAGCAGTATTTGTAAGCTCAGCATAACCATAACGTGTCATGAAGCCTACTACTGGTTCGAACGTGCTAGGATCTAACACAACACCAGAACTCATTAAAGGCACATATGGGCAATAGAACGCAGCTGCATCAGCTTCGCTAGAACCTTTGTAACCTACCAATACTGAAGTACCAGAAGCAGCAAAGCTGTTTACATAGATCTTCATAGCATTGTTTAATGTACCAACAAATTTTGTGTTTGTTGGAGCTTCGAAAGTACCTTCTGTACTACGAGCAAAAGCTGAAGTAGTTGCAGATTGTAATACTGTTAAAGATTCTGGACTTACAACTGCCCAGTTAGCAGCACCACGACGTGTACGTTGTGCAATCAAGTTTGCAGCACGGTTGATAACAACTGCAAGAGCAGCATGTTCGTCACCAACGAATGTAGCAGTACCAGATACTGTAGCTTGGTTGAAGTTATATGTGTTACCAGCAAGAGAAGCTAAACTTGCCAAAATTTCTTGGTCAATTTCAACTGTAATTTCTTGCGCTAAAGCAGCCATAATTTCAGCTTCAACGTCTAGACCGTGCATTGATTGTGCATCTTGTGCAGCTTCAAATGTCCAACGTGCGCTTAATTTACGTGTTTTAGCTTCAACAACTTGTTTCAAGATTTGAACGTTAATACGATTACCTGGCACACCTTCAAGTGTTGATGTTGAAGCAGCTAAACCTGCTGTTGTACCAGAATACGCAGTAGCGATCTTGAATGGTGATAATGCTTCATCACCTGGAGTAGTGCTGTCACCTGAAGAAGCACTAACTTGGTCTGCATAACGCACACGTAATGTGTGAATTTGTGCAACTGGACCAGTCATTGGTTGTACACCAACGATTTCGTTAGCGATAACTGTAGGCATTACACGACGGATTACTGGAAGAATCACGCGGTTTAATGTTGCTACGTTACCAACTGCTGTAGCGCCAGCTGTTGCAGTTTCCATCAAGTGTTTCTTAGTGTTTTCTAAGATAATTGCCATTGTAGTTCTTTTAGAACCTTGTAGACCTTCTAACAGGGCGTCTTTGGTCTCGTTCCAACGGCCTTCTAATAGTTGGGTTGTCATTTCTTTATTTTCCTTAATAAAAGTGTGTTACTATTTTAGCCCTGCTAAACGACGAATTTCAACAACATTGTTGTCAGATTCTACGTTTGCTTTAGCAGATTTATCACCAGTTACTTCTTTGCGGCTTTCAGCGATCATTACTTTTTCAGTTTTGACTGCCGGAGCATTGTTTAGAACTGCTGGTAGATACTTGTCGTATGCAGCCTGAAGTCTTTCAGTTTGCACACCTTCGAGTAAACTGCTCATTACTTCAGCTTTCTCTTTATTTAACGTTTTAAGTAAACCATTTAGTGTCTCCTTGCGGTTAACACTTTCTTTGATTACTCGAACTTCACGGTTCTTAGATTCAACTAATGCTTCTTTTTCTGCAATTGCTTTCTTGCTTTCAGCTAACTGTCGGTCTTTCTTAGCTAATTGAGCTTGAAGTTTAGCAAATTCTTTGTTCTCATTTAAGTGAGTTACAGCAAATTCACTTGCAAATGCTTCAAATAGGCGACGACCAAACATGTTCTCACGAGCAGCCTGGATGTCTTCTTTTAGTTGAGTCAATTCTGACCCTAGATTGTTTGTTACTGACTCTTTAACAAGAGCTGCACTGCGTTTAATAAATTGACTTTGTAGTTCAGCTAATTTAGTATTAGCTTCAGCAACCAGTTTCACTTTAGTTTCAACTACAGCTTTCTTGTCTTGATCAAACTCTTTGATTTCTTCAGCTAACGCTTTGATTACAAATTTCTCAAGTTTAGCAACGCTTTCTTGTTGAACTTTGCGATCTGTACGTAACTCTTTAATCTCTTCAGATAATTTACCAATCATAAAATTGTTAAATTTACCTGCGCTTTCTACCATGTTACGTTTAAATTTAACACGGTCTTCAGCTAGAGCTTGTTTTTCTTCGGCGAACTCTTTAAGTTCGGCGGTAAGACTTTCAGTAACCATTTTGTCTAGAGCTTCAACCATTACTTGTTTGTCATGATCGTAGCGACGAGCAAATTCTTCACGCAATTCTGCGCGAACAACTTCACGTGCTTCATTAATTTGTGATTCCCAAGCTTCTGTAATAGCAGTTTGAGTTTCTTCGTTAATGATGCCACTTTCCAACAATGGTTTGATAGCGTCTAACATTGTGATCTCCTATTTAATTTTTAGATCTTTGATCAAGCGAGTAACCTGCTCTCTCAAATACTTCTGTACCTTTTGATCTGCGCTTGCTTCACGAGCAATTTCGAATGCCTTAGCACCACCACGCATATTCATCAGTCCTTCGTAAATCGCTGTCGGATACGCATTAGGTGCGCTTGGTTGCGCAACTACATCTACTGTGACTATTTCAAAGTCACTAACTTGGCCACTTCCTTCGCTAACGTTTCCGCTACCTCTAGAACTAACGCCTAGTTTTACTCCACTCTCTAACATGGTTTCTACTAACTTACCCATAGGAGTTGGAAGAATCTTTAATTTACCAAAGCCATTAGGACCGTCCATCCACATATCAGTAATCATATGGCTTACACGGTCTAAATTAATTTTCAAATCATCTGGGTGATCTACTTCGCCTAAAACGCTGTAGCCACCCTTGATTTGTTCCATAATTTGAGAAACAGCTTTACCAATCTCTTGAACAGGGTATACACGCTCATTATGGTTCTTTACGCCACCTTGAATGAATATTCCTTTCATATAAAGATTCTTACCTTTGCCGTCATGTGAGTCCTCAGTAAGAACTTCCATTCTTGCAGCATCATAGGTTAAGTTTTCTTTAAGATATAAAGCCATTGCTGTTTCCTAATTAACGAGCTTTTAATGGGCTCTTTTTATTGATAGGACGACTACCGTCATTACCAACTAATTTACCTTCTGAACCTGATTTCTTTTCAGCTCCGTGACCGCCATCTCCGCTACCATCCCAAACTTTCTTTTTACCTGGGGTGTTTTTGAATTGACCAGCGTGTGGTAAATCGCCTTCATTTTTGCTATATTGATTGCTTGGTTTTGGAATTGCTTTACCATCTGGGTTTTGACCTGCTTTACCAGTAGCAATGTTGCGAGCATTAGCAGCACCGGCACCAATTGGATTTTTACCAGCTACAATACCCTTAGCATTAACTACTGGAGCATCACCGCCTTTACCAACTGTACGACCTTCAGATCCATCTAATTCGCCTGAGTAAGGTTTGCCAACTAAATCAACGTATTCGCGGATAACTGATTCATCTAGTTCTTCACTATCTTCTTCGTCATCTTCTTCGTCATCTTCTTCAGCTGACTCATACATCATACCTTCCATTTCATCTTCTTGGCCATACTCTTCTTCGCCGCCATGAATTTCGCTAAAGTCTGGATCATCAATACCATCATGATGTTCTGGCTCGTGTTCTTCGTCAGCCATTAATGCATCAAATTCAGCTTTAAGTTCGTCAAGTGCATCTTCTAAATCAGTGATACGCTCTTCATCAGAAGCTTCTTCGTGTTCTTCGCCACCAAATTCATCATGGTCAAAATCACCGTCTTCATCTTCTTCTGAATCAAATTCTTCTTCTTCAGCTAGGCCTTCTTCGTCCATTTGAACGTCTTTAACTAATCCTTTAACTTGGTTTCCACCAACTTCTTCTAAGTCTTCTTGATCGACTAGGCTTTCATAAATGTCACGTGATTTTTCAACAACGATATTGTGGAATAATTCACGAGCCTTTTCAGTTTCATCATTAATGATGAATTCAACTAATTGTTCGTATTTGTTCATGTGAACTCCTTAAAATGAGTAAGATAATACATATCATGTATTCTTTGTAATAATATTTACATATATAAGACAAAAACTGGGTTAAATGCGTGTTTTTTGATTGATTCTGAGAGATAATTAAGCAGACATTCCGCCTTCTGAACTTTCTGCAGGTGGTTGAGCATATTGTTTTTGAACCGATGTTATTTTTTGTTCATATTCAAGTTTACGCACATCATTCATAATACGTAATCGATTAAGCTGTTTTAACGTAATTTTAGTCTTACGAAGATCGCTTAACTTTAAAGGAGTATTATCGTCCTTTTCGTTATAGTATCCAGGCAAATCGCTTTCATTAAACATTTCTAATAGGTTCATAAAGTTATTTACCAAAAAAGATTAGATTGCGCCTGAGCTAACACTATTAGGTCCACCTGGTGGCGGTGTAGCAGCTGCTGGATTACCAGTTTCTGCTGGTGGTAGATTTCCTGGCTGAGTACCACCTTCTGGTGATAGTGTATTCATATCTTGTTGTAGACCTGCTGTAGTTACACCAACTGCACGTAAACTACTTTTTGGAACTTCAGTATCTTCAACTGTACCGTTTTCTTGAGCCCACAATTCATCATTGCGTTGCATTTCTTCTTCGCTTAAATCTAAATAACGCTCTAATAAAAAACGTTTACTTAAGTAAGGAATTTGTTCTAGTGCAGTAAATGAGTTAATACGTGCTGTGTCTATTTCAGCTTGACGATATTTTGCAAAGTTTTGTGGTTCATTGAAACGTAGTTCAAACAAACTACTATCAATATTAATACCTCTCCAACGCATAAACATCTTAAACTCAGAATCAAGTTTTTCAACTATTAACTTTTGCAATCTCATACAATATTGGTTAAATCGCCATTCTTGAATCAATGCTGTAGTTGTTTTACCATCACTAAATGTACGCTCACTTTCATCTGTTCCAGTAGGCAAATAACTACTAGGAATACGTAAACCACGGAACATCTTGTTCGTAAAGAAGCGTAAGTCTGTAATTTCACCTAGATTTTGACCACCCGGGAATGTATCTATGCTAGATCCGCGCCCGTCTGCTGTAACTGGGAAGAAATAATCTTCGTTTGTACTTAATGGATTATATGTAGCATCCATCATGTTTTGTCCGCCACCTGATTGCGTTGGGATTCTACGTTGATGGATTTCATTTTTAATACGGTCAACATAAGCCATAGCCAAGTGTGTTGGCATATTACCTACGTCAATCTTAAAGATACGACGTTCCGGAGCACGTTGTATGCGATAGATAATAATAGCATCTTCTAATAGTTCTTTTTGTTTAAAGATCTTAAAGATACTTTCTAACACACTGTTACCAAAAGGCCAGTTTAAGTCTAGTCCCTCTGTTAAACTTAAGTGTACTACGTGTTCTGCATCAATAACAGCTTCGTTTTTAGCATGACTAAAACGGCTGCCACCACTATATGGAGTTTGTGGTTGTACATAACTTCCACTAGGTCCACCAACTTGTGGATGATTAATATATGTATCGCTACTACTTAAAGCTGTAGCAGTTAAATTTTGGAAATTAATGTTAAGATCTTTAATAACGTATTGCTCTGGTTCTTTACCTTTAGCTTCGTTAACAATAACTTTAGTAACTTTAAACATTTCTGTCCAGAACAATTTGAATGTTTCTGGATCACGTAAAAATACCTGATCGCCGTATTTGATTACATTGCGAACTAATTTAAACAATCTCTTGTTTAAGTCGTTAAGACTAACCCATTGTTGTAGTTGATCTTTAAGGATCTTAACTTCGTTATCTGTTGGGTCTTCTTTAAAGAATAAATCAAAACCTGTACCGTTTTCGATATTGGGCTGTGTCATAAACTCAGCAAGGATATCTAATGCCGCATTAATTTCACTGTCCATATCCATTTGTTCATACTGGTTGTAACGCTCAGTGCGATTTGGATGACCTACATATACTTCCGGCAATTGACTGGCAAAGTTACTGTATTTTGCGTCTGGCAGGTTAGTGTTGTTATTACCACTACCACCCAACGGACTCATCATACCGCTATTATTTGCGGTCTTAAAATGCTTTTTCCAAGACATATTCTATTCTCTTTATGATACTATATTTAACCTTTTTACATTGAGTGTTGCAATATTCCATTTGTTATTTGATTATTTTTTAACATTGTTGTTAATATTTGCTGCAATAACTCAATTTGTTGCTGTACGCCCGGTGGTAAATTAGCCGCAGGTGTAACCATAGCATCTTTTCTTGCTTTTTCTTCTGCTTGGGTTGTTGCTAATGCTGCAGAAGCAGTAGTAACTGCATGATCTGATGTAGGTGGTTTAGGCGCAGTATTTTGTACACTAGGAGAAGGATGTGCAGCTGGTGTAGTTGGTGCGGCCGGTGCAACTGGTTTATCTTTCATAACGGCTTTACCTGCCATTCCGCCAAGTTTACTACCACCCCAATAACCCAATGCCCCACCAAGGGCTCCACCAACTACAGATGACATACCAAATGTAAATGGATCTAGTGCAAGTGCAACAGGATTAGCGGCACCTAATGCAGCTCCGGCCCATGCACCACCAGCACCACCTAGACCTTCGCCAACAATACCACCTTCTTTTTCGTGTTTTTGTCCTGTAGTTAATTTAGTATCTTTTGAAGTATCGTATAAGTCTTTAGCCATCATACCAAGACTCGCTACAGCACCCGCAATACCTAATGCCTTACCACCTATTTTGCCAAATTGCTTAAACTTGCTCATTACTCCACCAGCTTGCTTGGCTTCTTTTTCTGCCAGATGTTCAGCAATTTCAGCTTTGCTGGCAAACTGACCTTTTTCATTGCGCCATTTACCTGATTTATCCTGTGTTAGCCCTTTACCTTTGCCACCTTTCTCTCCACCGCCAAGGTCACTTAAATCAGGCCCGCCACCGCCACCACCCATGGTAACGTGCATTGGATTTCCTGGTGTGCCTAGTACTCCAAATTTTCCGCCAGCAAACTTTGACAATAACATTGGTCCCACAAAACCAAGTATAGCAGGTAGTGCAGCTAATATACCTGCTTTGATTGGGTTTTCCTTAGCAGTTTCAGCTAATGAACCTAATGCTTTTACTGCTAAAATTGCAGCTTTTTGTGATTCTTCTAATGCTTTACTAAACAATCCTAGATTTTTTGCTGCAAGTGCCTGCTGTTCTAGCATAAATTGTTGTTGTTGTTGTTGTAATTTTACTTCATCACCGGCTTGACCTGTCTGACCTTTTTTCTGTGCTTCTGCTATCTCAGCAGCTACTTTTTGTGCATTACTAAATTTTTGACCGTATTGATTAATTTCGTTCATTGATTTAGCAATTTCAGTAGCTGGTCCAGAAGTAGCTAAACCAATGCTTGCGCCAGCTTCATCAGATTGTTTTTTCATGTCAGCAGCAGTATCATGTTGAATTTCTGCCATTTTCTTAGCATCTAATGTATGATTTTTAGATGCTTGGAATGTATCATTAAAGTTTTTAGCAATAGCTGTGTTAGTTGCCGCTGTACCAGCCAAATCTTTACTAATAATTGTGCCGTATAAATGTTGTTCGCGGAATGCACGTTGTTGGTCTGCGCTCATTAACATCATAGCATTGTTTGTTGCAGCACGTTCTTTTTCGGACATTTTGTCCAATACTGCGTTAAATGCTAAAGTATCGTTATCTTGTCTTAATTTCTCTTGCTTTGCTTTAGCATCTTCACCTGTTATGTCTGATACCATTTTAAGAGTTTTTGCATACTCTTGTGTCTGTGCCGCTACTTCTGCATTGCTGGCTTTTAATTGACCAGTTGGACCAGCCATAGTAGCCATTGTTTGTGCATAGGCTGCAGCTTGGTCTTCCATGCTCATACCTAGAGCAAACATGCCTGCTTGAGCGGACTTACCGCCTTTTTCCATAGCGCCAGCCATGCGTTTACTTGCATCACCTACCCCTAGGCCCGATTTAGCTAATGCTGTTGTATTACTTGATACTGCTTTGGAGAATTGATCAAGAGTCATTCCTGCGGTTTGGGCAGTACTAATCATTTCTGTCATACCGCCAGTATATATTGCACCAGCAGATGACATTGCATTAAAGCCACCTATTAACTGTTTAGTCTGACCTATCATAAAGCCGATACCGGCTTTAGCTAATTCAGTCATTCCGTCACTTAATGCGCCTAGTGCTGTACCTGCAATCTCGGCGCCGGCACCTAATATTCCAACTTTACCACCTGCGCCTGCTGTAGCAGCGCCAAACGATTTAAGTGCATTAGCACCACCTTGATTAGCTGTGTTGATAATATCAACACCCGCAGACATTAGACTACCTGCAACTTCAAAACTATCACTACTGGTTAATGCAGATCTAGCCAATCCACCTATTGCTTTAGCAATACCTGCACCCATGGCTCCTGCTGTTTGAAAAGCACCATCTTTAAGCACAGCACTGGCTTTATTTTGAGCATTTAGACGCTCAAGGTCCATTTTTTGATCTAATAGAGCTTTTTTCTTATCTTGCTCGATTGTTTTATCGACTTCTTTACGCAGTGTTTCTAATCTATCGCTAAGTTCTTCAGCCGACATTTCTCCAGCATTAAGGCTTTTTCTAATAGACTGCATGTCTCGATTAAGTTCTTGAGCAGTTTTCTTATACTGCTCTCTAGACTTTTTGTACATTTCAGTATATTTTACTACTTCTTTTTCAGCATCACCCCAAGATTTGCTACCTACGTGACGACGCTTGATTTCATCCTCAAATGTAGTTCCTAATTCTCTCAGGATATCATTAATCTTATCAATTTGATCCTGGTCTATTTCGTTATTTTCAGCCATAAATGTTTACCAATAAATATAAGGTATATCAATTATATTTATAGGAATAAAACCATGACTCAACAAAGCAATAACCCATTAGCGAAACATTTTCGCCAACCTGCACTGTATATTAAATTAACCAGCCGCGGACGTTATTGGAAACAAGGTTCTTTAGATTTGCCAGTCACTGGAGAAATTCCTGTATATCCAATGACTACACGTGATGAAATTACACTACGCACACCTGATGCGTTGATTAACGGCACCAGTGTAGTAGATGTTATACAAAGTTGTTGCCCGAGTATTAAAAATGCATGGGAGATGCCTAGTGTAGATGTAGACAGTACATTAATTGCTATACGTATTGCCAGCTATGGACCAAAAATGGCCATCGGTTCTATTTGTCCACAATGTGGAGAAGAACACGATTATGATGTAGATCTGCCTGCTGTACTTAGTTCTATTACAATGCCAGACTATTCTAAAACAGTCGATGTAGAAGGTTTATCTATTAGGCTAAAACCAATGAACTATCTGCAGGTTAGCAGAAACGGCAATTCAGTGTTTGAAGAGGAAAAACTAATACAAACTCTAGCAGATCCAGATTTAGACCCCGATGTTAGAAAATCACAGTATGAAGCACATGTACAAAAAATGATTAATCTAAATTTAGAAGCAGTAGTTAATTGTACAGAAAGTATCTCAACCGAAGATGGGCAAATAGTTACAGATCATAATTTTATTAAAGAATTCTACGCGAATGCCAAATCTGATGTTATGCGCCAAGTGCAGACTGCTATTAAAGAAATATCAGACGCAGTTACTATTAAACCAATAGATGTTGCTTGTACAGCGTGCGAGCATGAATTTAAATTAGCTGTTGACTTTGATTATGCAAGTTTTTTCGGTCAAGGCTTTTGATTTTAGATAATGAAGAAATTGTAGCTTTACTCGAAAGTTACGATAAAGAATCAAAAGCCTATAGAGACGAGGCATTACGTATGTGTTGGTATATGCGTGGTGGATTGTCTTATGAAGATGCTATGTTATTGACTAAAGAAGAAAAAGATATTATTAGTAAAATTGTTAATGATAATATGGAAACTACTAAGAAATCGGGACTACCATTCTTTTAAGTCATATTTATCCTTAAAGTACATATTAAAGGCTATATTCGTATAGTCTTTTTTATTGACTACTTGTTTAAGATGTCTTGCGACATCTGCATTATCGCTATCGCTCAATGCATTTCTTTTTCTTCTAATCTAATTAAATTAGTTAATTTGAACTATTGTTTGTTCTTTACGTATTCATCTAGATTTGGTCATACTTCACCTATCCGAGGCAAAGTACAAACCGATCGCTTCATCTGAGTCGACAGTCAAACTAACTAAAAGAGATTGTTATCATTAACACGGAGGCGGTCAGCCGGTACCCCCTACTCTTGCTTCTTCTGACGGATGCTCTATAGCCGTAGTTAGCCAACTATAGTAGTCACGTGGGTTGTATCTTTTTCTCAGAGCCCACATCATTCGGCGTTTAAGCCTAATTGATCGTCGGTGCCATCCAGTGTGTAGTCTACTCTACACGTTCCAAGCGCGGCCATTACGCGAGCGCTATCTCCTCTAGATACAGTTTTAAACTGCAATTGCGGCTAATTTACTTCTTTATTACTAAATCTTTTACTGAATTTTTGCCAAGTTTGATTTGGATAATGCCATTATAATTGTCTTCTCGTAACAGCACATTTTCTTTAAATTGATAGTATGCCTCTAGATAATTTGTTTCGCCCCTACTTGCACATAAGTGAATTATTTCGCGAGTAAAGTTTTCTTTGCCATGTGTGTCGATGTCTGCTTGCAGTCTCGGACTAGATCCCCAGTAGGTCTTCCAATCTGTTTCTACAACTTCACGACGTTTGTTTTTCTTGCCTTTTAGAGGTGGTCTCTTTTTGATTGTGGTAAAATATTTGCGGCCAACATAATCGTGACCATTTATATTATTTGTAATTCTGTAGATAAAACCATAATAAGTGCCGATATCCTCGGATTCAAATGCTACACCGTTATAAATCCAAGGATAATCGTATGATGCCATAAGTTATTTAGCGGCTTTAGCTGCGTTTTTCTTCTCTTGAATTTCTGCACGACGAGCTTTGGTTAGTTTACCTAGGTCGCCTAATGCACCACGAGCACGTGTTCCTGCCGCTGCTACACCTTTTTCTTCAAATTTAGCATGTTCTGTTAAGTATGCTTCATATGCTGCTACGATTTGTTCATGATTTGTTGCCATTTTTACTTCTCCTTGTGAAATTACCATTCTGTTGCGTACTGCTGATTTACCACTGATATATTACATTTAGTCCTACATTCGGTCCTGGAGAAAATTTCAAACTCTTCGCTCCAATACTGGTCATTTAGGACCTCATTTAATGATCTTTGATTCAGATCAAACTGGTTCTTACTTACATCTAACCACTCGTTGTTATGTGAATATCTATTTGCTACCCAACAACAAGGAAATAAATGTCCTTGACTGTTGATAAACAAACCCTTATTACCGATTCCACATAACGGAGTTACTTCGCCAAACGTTTCTGCTTGGTTATATAATCTTAAATTAGTTTTTGCACCTACTGTACTTTCTTTACGTTCATTGAATTGTGTAAAAATCCGTTGGAATCTGTAGTTAGTACTAATTAAGTTATCCTTGGGCTGTAATTGGTCGCTTTCTGGGTATATACTATATACTTTATTAAACTTTGTACTTAACGTCAACTGAAATTGATCAAACCCTAGTTCTTTGGCCAACAATTTCATATCATCTAATTTATCTTCGTTAAATTTAAATGCAATAGCATCCCAGGTCATATAAACATGACTGCTATTGCGTAAGGTAGTAACGCCTTGAATGATACTCGACCAATTGCTGTTTATACGATATTGTTCGTTACTGCCTTGATCCCATCCATCCAAACTAAAGTGAATATGATCATTATGATCTAATGCTTGCCCTAGTCTAGCCCACCAGTCAACATTTTTATAGCTACCGTTGGTAACAATAACAAATTTCACTGGTTTAACACTTTTAATATATTCGATCACGTCTATTAAGCTATGTGCATATATAGGATCACCATCGTCGCCACAAAACGTAATCTTTTCTACGTTGTCTTGTATAAATTCTGGAGTAAAATTCTTCTTAAAGAAATTTAAACTTAATTCTGTGTTTACTAAGGTGTCGGGAACTTCTGTGCGAGCACAGCGCGGACATTTTAATGTACACTTACTGGATATTTCGATATGCCAATGCCACGTTGCTAATTTCAAAATTCGACCTCACGTTGCCATTGGTTTGAGTAACTTGTACCTGTTGCATTTTTTGTACAAGTTTGTTTACAGATAATATTGGGAGTAGCGGCCCAAGATTGCTGTATACTATTAAAAGTATCTAAAGTATAATTAGTATTGCCCAACCAGCAACACGGATACACTATACCCTTGGTAGAAATATATAGACTTTGTTCTTTAAGAGCAACACAATCAATAGTTCCGATATTTACACTAGGATTTTTCCATCCGGTAGGGGGATTTAAAAAAGATATAGGGTGATTAGTATGCCGACGACTAACTTTAGCTCGAAACCATTTAAATCCTAATTCTTTTGCTAATGTTTGTGCTTGATCTACCTGATGTTGGTTGTGTTTGAATACCAGCATCTCCCAGTGCGCTCTACCACCTGCGGCTATAAATGCCTGCGCATTTTCTATAACCTTATCCCAACCAACATTTACTCTGTATATGTGATTGGTATCGTTTAATCCGTCGATACTAAAAATTACATAATCTTTCTGATAAGATAACATTGCACCTAAAGAACTCCACCAAGCAGTAGACCGTAGACCTCCATTGGTATTCATACCCAATGTTATTGCGGGGTTTAATTTACGAAAATATCTATAAATTTCTAAGGTGTGCTTGCCTGCAGCAGGATCACCATAATTTCCACACATATACATCTTGTCTAATGCTTTGATGGTATCTTCTGAAATAGCATCTGCTATATTATCTACAGTTAAATGGTGTAGCACAGACTTATCAAATGTAGGATCAGTTTCTCTGCTACATTGCGGACACGCTGCATTACAAGCATCTGTAGGTTCTAGATGTAATATTTTAGGTAACATCGACATCATTGTTATATGTTGTGAACCCATTTTCTTTAACTACTGTTAAAATATTGTTTACACGACCTGCTAATTCATCTTTATGCGATACTAACCAAATACTTTTGTTATTCTCTCTGGTCATTTTCTTAAGGATAGCCAGTGCATTTTCTACACCTGAAGTATCCATGCCCGAATCAACAAGCTCATCAATAAACAATAAGTTAATCGGTTGATATAGACTTTCCCACACATCACGGAATGCCCATGACAGGCTAAGGATAAGTCTATTACGCTCACCACGGCTTAGGTTATCAAAATCTAACTCTCTACCTAGTTCTTCAATTTGCACACTTAGGTCATTTTGGAACTTAACAGTGTGCGGTAGGCCAATCTTATCTAAATAATAACTCAATCGGGCATTTAAGTAGCTTAAGTTCTGGTCAATGATACGTTTACGTATAAACGAATCTTTGTTTGTTAATAGTTTTAGTAAGAATTCTTGGTGTTCTTTGACACGCATTAGTTCATTCATTACTGTATAATCAATTTCAGCTAAGGCAGTGGTCTTCATTTCCTCGATCTGTTCACTATAAGGATCAGTTTCTGCAGTTTTGCTGACTAATTGTGTTTGTAAATTAGCCACAGTGCTACGATGATGGATAGCATCCTCTTCTTTATCATAGTAAACTTTAGGCTGTTGACCTAATACACCTAATGCTGACTTAGCATTGCCTAGCTCTAATAGTAATTGCTCTGCTGTGGTATATGCAGTTAACGCTTCTTGTAACGCATTAGCCTTGCTTAATAATACTTCTTCGTGCTTGCTGTCGTGCATGTCTTGTCCGCAGGCATAGCATTTGTGATTGTTTAGGTCAGCAATTTCTTTATCTAGTTTTGTAACAGTTTTTTGTTCGCGATCCATATCACTGCTGGCACGCTGTAACGCTGTGTTTAAATCAGCAAGGTCTCTACGTTTTTGATTGTACGCAGTTAGGTCTTTGTGTGCTTGTATTTCTGCATCAATATCTAATTTTTGCAAATCGTCGATAGAAGTCTGCAATCTACTGATATCTTCTGTGTGTTTAGTAGTCCACAAGGTTTGTCGACGTTTTAGACTCTCAATTTGCTCTTCGATACGTTTATTAGCATCAGTAATCGCTTTAATATTGAACTCTTCTTGCTGTATTGCGTCCTTAGTAGCTTTACCCTGCTCTTTAAGAGAATCTGCTTTTTCACTTAACAACGTAATACCAAGTAACTGCTCAATAATAGTACGTTGATCGTTGGCTTTAAGACTTAAGAACGGTTCAGTGTAGGTGTTTAATGCTACAACATGTTTAAACATGTCATGGCTCATGCCTAGCAAGCGTTCGATTTCTTGCTGGGTTTCTCTACTGTCACCTTGACTGTTATCATCTTTACTTTCACGTTCTACATCACCAATGTAAAATTTAAGTACATTGTGCTTACGTCCACGTTCAATACGATAGCTTTCGCCATTAACTTCAAAGTCAATAGTAACTAACATGCCTTTAGCGTTAGTTTTGTTGATTAAGTTATCTTTCTTAATATTAGTAAGTGCTGTACCGTATAGAGCATAGCTTAATGCATTGATAATAGTAGTTTTACCTGTACCATTACGTGCGCCACTGTCATCTCCGCCCAAGTCAATGTTTTCACCTAGGACTAAGGTTAAGTCTCTACGGTCAAACTCAACGGCCTGTGTAGCATTGCCTACACTCATGAAGTTTCTTACTGTAAGATTTTTTATTCTAAACATAGGTTATAGGTGTCTGTAGATATCAAGTAGTAGATTGGGATCGTAATGTTCGCTGTTGATGTTGGTTAATTGGTTGGTAACAATAGTATCAATGCTTTCAAATTGAATGTTGCCTAGAACAATGTCTTGTCCAATATCCATACTCTTAACAGGAATTAGTGTAAGTTCGCGCAGATTGTAGGTGCCAACAAATGTTTCTTTAATAAATGTAGCTTCTTCGTAGGTAATATCAACATCTATATTAACTCGACAGTGCATATCGGCTAACAATAGCGTTTCTGGTGTACGTAGTACATCACTAAGACTATACACACGATACTTAGGCTGCCCTGGCCATGCTTTGAACACAGGTTCTTCTCCCCAGGCAAGTATCATCATACCACGTTCATCATCGCCGGCATCGGCGTAGTTATGCGGGAAAGCATTGCCGATATAGGTAATGTTCTTGCTGGTTTGACGTTTGTGAAAGTGTCCACTAAACATATGGTCGATGTGGCCAAAGTGTTCACCACGTAGTTCACCATGCTCTGGCATCTGTACCATAGCATTCATAAAAAAGTGCGGCAATTCAAAGTGGCCAAACATATACTTGGCATTGATCTTAGGAATCTTTTTGTGGTCATCGCCTACTAACCAAGGAACAATAGCAACATCACCTTCACTGTAGAAATCGTTGACAATTTCAATATTCGGAATGTGTCTAGCCCACTCAGCTGATTGTATATCACGCTTGTCGCGATAATATAAGTCATGATTGCCTGGAATAAAGATAACACGGTCAAAGGCTTTACCTAACAGTTCTAGTGCTGTTAGGCTGTAGTTTAAGGTAACGATATTAATAGCCGCACGGTTGTTGTGCCAGTCACCTAGCATAAAGCAAGTATCACATCCTTCTGCTTTTGCTTTGCTAATGAACCACTTGACAAAATTTAAACAATCGTCGTTGTGTTGTTGACTGTTAGACTTTAGACCAAAATGAATATCCGTAAGCACGGCTGCTTTTTTAAATAAATTTGCCATAAGTTTAGTATATGTTAATTAGAGATTAATTCCAATTGTTTTGATAAAATTATTAAATTGATCATAGTACATTTTATTTGCTAAAACCCCGCCATGTTTTTTGTCATCGGCTAGATCAACCATATTAGAAAACCAATCTTGCTGATCTAAATTAACCCATCTAGCAGACGTTAGTTTAGACATAGCATCATATTGATCTCGCAATGGTTTATAATAAGTATCAATCTCCCAGTCAGGTAACTCTGATCGATGTAACACTATATCTAAAAAATCATCATCGCTTTGATGCCAGACTGGGTAGGTTAAACTATTTAAAAAGTTTTCGCTACCTTTGATAAAGACATAGTTTAACTTACGTATTGTTAAAAAGTCAGCCATTGCTGAGATTAATGTTAAAAACTCAGATAACGCAATCCTAGGATGAATAAAATTTTTCTGCCATATATCGTAAAACTTATCATAGTCTGCTGTAGGGCTATTTAACGTTAAATGTACAAAATTTTCATATATTGTTAATCCTTTATTTAAACTTAGTCTATATAGAGAAGTCCATTGTATTACAATTAAGTCGTAGTTAAGATTAACTAATAACTCGGTGCACGCCTTAACAAATATCTTATAATTGCTGCATCCTCCAATTGATAAATTTGTTACATTGTGGGTTTTAGGTATGTGATGGTGCCATACCTTACCAGTAGGTTCAGTAAATCCACTACTATCAGAAAACGAACAGCCTACAACTAATATATTCATTACTCGTCTGCTCCCCAGCCACCACCACCCCAGTCTCCTTGGCGTGTGTATGAGGGGGTATAATTATTAAGTTCAAGTATATCATCGCGAATGTTTTGATTACGCTTTTCAATGTTTAAAACACGTGTAAAGCTATTGGTAATTGCCGCTGTGTAGTAGGCAAATGGATTTTGACTTTTGCTTTCGTCAAACTGTAGACCAATTTGACTTAACTGTAGCAATGCTTGGCTACGCATCTCATCGTTATATGTATAACCTCGCCAATTAGATCTAGTAGCATAGCGTTCACATAATTTAACAAACATGTGTGCCAATTTAGGTGTCATCTGGCCATGATCTTTACTAAACTCACCTGGATTTAGGCCATTAGTCCAGTGACTCTTGCCCACTACGTAAGGTTGATAGTCTTCATTAACACGGAAATGTTGGAAAGGAGGAAAATTAACCTTAACATACTTGGTAGCACCTTTGACTACAACGGGTTCGTCGTATTCTGTTTCGAAGTTATCTTCGTCCCATTCTTCCTGGGCTTTGGCATCTGCTTTCTTTTGTTTAGCGTCGTCGATTGGTATATGGTCCCATGTCATAACACGAAACACTACATCTGTAACTGGGATATTTTCTACAGGAATAGCAAACTCATCTAATTTACGTTTGTTGCCTAATGCTAACTCTGCATCTTGTGCTTCTTTAGCCAGGCGCTCGGCCCGCAATCTACGTGCTTCAGTGACATTCTTTTTAGTAATTGATGAAACATTAGTAACGATAGTATCGTAACTGGTAACACTTGGATCTATAAAACTACAATAATTTAACTTACTTTTGTGAATTTCTTTTAAAATATCTTTATTATTTAGATAATTTACCTTTCTCATTGGTGGAGGTTTCCTTTTAACTACTACTATTATATAGCCTATAAATACACTATACAAGAGGTTTTATGAATGAGTTACTTAACCGACCACATGACAGCACACACGTTAGTGCAGGATCCAACCACTGGGGAATTGGTTGAATACGGTTCACTATCAACAGCAGATCAACAACAGTGGCAAGCTGATAATGCTGCATCGGATGCTTTTTTCAATAGCGTAGCAACTACTGGTTCATACACTAATGTTCCTGCGGCCGCAGTTAATGGCCCAATTTCAGAAAATGGTGGATCGTACAACACTTCTACCGGATATGTAGCAACTGATAGTAGCGGAACCCCTGCAGATACTACAGCAACTAATAGTTACACCGAAGCACCTGCACCTGATTTCTCAGTAATTGGTGGGTATGATCCTAATGCCATTGGTAGTACAGGAGGCGGTTACGATCCTGATAATCCTAGTTATGGTAATGAAGCTAATAGTATCGGTGGTGCACCAGCAGTATCACAGGATAATACAGGTGCACCAAGTTTTGCTGGCGGATATTATGGTGATCAAACAGAATCAAGCGGCGGCGGATATGACCCATCAGTACAGGGATTGACTGATCCGACAAATCAACGATTAGCAGCAGCAGGTATTAACGCAGGCGGATCGGCAAGTGCGCCAGCCGCATCTCCTAGTGTATCTTATCAAACACAAACAAGTAATGGCACCACTGCTATGGCATCTGATTGGCGTATACGCATTAGTCTAGCAGACAAAGCTACTATATTCTATAATGATCCTAGTGGATCAAATTCTTTAATGATGCCGTTAAAGAAAACAAACGGTGTAATTTTTCCTTATACTCCTAGTATCACAGTTACACATGCGGCAAGCTACTCTGGAACAAATCCGACACATAGCAACTATCCGCAACAATTTTATCAAAACAGTGAAGTTAGTGATATAACTATCAGCGGAGATTTTACTGTACAAAGTATCGACGAAGGTCAGTATCTAATGGCAGCAATTTATTTCTTTAGAAGTTCTACTAAAATGTTTTTTGGTAGTGGAACAAACGTAGGTAATCCGCCCCCTGTAGTATTTTTAGATGGTTACGGTGATCATTACTTTCCACATGTGCCTTGCGTAATTAGTAGTTTTTCTCATACCTTATCACCTGATGTTGATTATATAGAAATACCTATAACATCAACTCTGTTGTCAACGAGTTCTATCAGTGCAAGTGGAACCAGTAGTTCAGGATCGACTGTAGCAACTTCACCTTTTGGTACAACTGCTTACGCAGGCCAAGTTGCTCCAAATTTTGCAACTAATACATCGGGTTCTACATCAACGCCATCCGGAACAACTGCAACACAGATAACTTCTAAAACAAGAGTACCAACAAGTAGCACCATTTCAATTACGTTAAAACCAGTGTACAGTCGTAAAAATCTACATGATAGATTTGATCTTAACAAATTTGCCGCAGGTCAATTGTTACAAGACAAAACAAATGGTTACGGAGGATTCCTATAATGGCTGTATCATATAGCAAAGCAAGTCCATATTACAACAATGAAACATTTGGAGCATTTTTAGATGTTGCAAATATTCCTAGCATACCCAATGATCCTACAGATGTAGTATATAAGATTGATATTATATACAAAAATCGTCCAGATCTATTAGCCTACGACTTATACGGAAGCAGCGCACTATGGTGGGTATTTGCGGTTCGTAACCCAAATACAATACAAGATCCTGTATTTGATTTCTTACCTGGCGCAACTATCTTTATACCTAAAAAAGAAACATTAACTGCGGCATTGGGATTATAATAGATGGCCTCAACAACTGTTACTGCTGGTTCTTCATCAATCAGTTATACTGCATCAAGTTCTTCGAATATTATTCGAGTTACTAACCCTACTACAGGTACAGGGCTGGCAACCAGCACAACAAACGCCGCTGATGCAGTGGCACAATTAAATAAGACTGTTGCTTCAGACAATCAATTGATTCAAGAATTACAACCACAGTTAGCTGAACAACAAGCACGACTTGATCCAAGCAAATCAGCGGCATATAATGCTCAAGTAACCGCAGATATTCAAGCAATACAGAATCAAATAACTGCAGCACAATCTGATATACAGGCTGCACAAGATGCCTCTGCTGAACTTTCGGCAAATGGTGATACAACATTATCTACATTAGCTTCACAAAATATTACTCCAACTACACAAGATACAGCACAGGCCAGCGTAGACAATCAAAATCCTAATGCAGCACAAGCCGCGGCAGTTAATCCTGCCAATCAATTATCTACACAAGAGCAAATTAATTTGAGCGGAGTTCCGTCAACTCAAATTTCGACAGATGCAGAATCAGCAGTAACATCAAATCAATCTGAAGTAAATGCAGTTGGCACAGATTACACTATTGCTCCTAATTTTAATCAAACAAATGGTCCACAAACCGAACCGGGTGGCGGAGGATACAGTGCAACCAATCCAGATAGTTCGGCGGCACTACAAACACCTTTAATGAATCCATTGCATAGCTATCCTAGTTATACTTATGGAATAAGCCTAGCAATGATGACTATAGACGAGTATAATCAAGTGGTTAAGACTCAACAGTATACTCCTAAACGAGTAATTATTGCCAGTGCCGGTAGATACAATAATACAAAAGATCCAAATGATCCTAATGCATTTATTCGTGCTCCGTATTTTGCTGAAGATTTTTATTTTGATTCATTGAGTATTAATACAGTTATTGGATTAAATGAACATAGTCGAGCAACGAACGCTATTAAAACATCTTTTACTATCATCGAACCGTATGGTATGACTCTAGTAGATAGAATTATTAAATTGTGCTCGAGCCCAGATGTTATGGCACGTAATTATGTTGAACAGCCTTATATGTTGCAAATTGATTTCTTTGCTACTGATGATACAGGTGTTATTGTAGGAGTTGTGCCAAATCAAACTAAACGAATCCCTATAAAAATATTATCGATGAATATTAAAGCAAGTAATAAAGGTGCAGAATACCAAATTGAAGCTGCACCATTTAATCACTCTGCATTTGATATTTCAACAATGTCAACTCCTGCACATTTTGAAGTAGTTGCTGGCACCGTTGCAAGTTTCTTCCAAAGTACAGAAAGTGAATCATATCTTGCATCTGCACAATCTCAACGAGAAACTGCTACATCACAAGGAATAGATGCTAACGGCAATAAGGTATTACCTGATGGTACTATACAACCTGTACCGCTAACAACGGTTAATCAGACTGTGGTTAATGTTATAAGTTCAGATCCAGTATATCGAGTAAAATCTTACGGAAGTGCTTATAATGCCTGGTTTGATGATATGGTTAAAACAAATAAGATTAAAGTTGCGGATAAGATATATTTTAAATTTGCCCCAGAACTACAAAATGCAAAATTTATTCTAGGACAAAATTTAAGTCCAAAAGATACACCTATGGCAGATGAAGCTACAGAAATATCAATGAGAGCCGGTAATGCAGGAGCAGTTAATGCGGCATTAGATTATAGCACACAAATCTTTTCAATTAATACTGGTACAAGTATTGATATGGTTATTAATTATGTAATACGTAATAGTGATTATATACAGAATCAATTAGTGGTACCGGAAGATTTTGGATCAGATTCGGCAGCCTATCAAGCTGCTAAACTTAAAAATAAAGATTTACCGTTAAAATGGTTTAAAGTTGTTCCACAGGTAACATTAATTGGATATGATATTATTAGAAAAGTTTGGGCCAGAGAAATAACCTATAATGTTGTAACATATGATATTTACAACACAAAAATAGCCGCAGCTCCTCAAGGTACATGGACTAAACCTCTTAAGTTATACAATTATTATTACACTGGCAAAAATTTAGATGTATTAGATTTTAATCTTGAGTTTAATGCTTTATATTATACTGCGGTAACTGCATATAAAAAGAATATGGCTGCTACATATGGGTTGACGTTATATGATGATCACGAATTAAATCCTAGTAACTATGATGGTATTGACGATCCTGCAAATGCAGTTCAGCCAATGAAAGAAAAACCACAAACACTTGATGCTAGAGCACGTGCAACTGGCGGAGATATTACTCCTAAAGATGCAGCGGCAGTTGATACACAAGAATCTTTATATACTTCGGCTGGTGGCGATATGCTTCAGGGGCAATTAAAGATTATCGGTGATCCACAATATATCAAACAAGATGATACGTTCTATGCACCTGTTAATGTTGTTGATCCATTATCTGGATCAACAAGTACGCCACCAGCTTCGTCAGATGATAGATTAATTGCTGATGGAAGCCTGCATATGGATCAACAAGAAGTTTATATACAGGTAACGTTTAGAACTCCTAGTGACCTTGACGAAAGTACAGGTCTAATGAAGTTTGATTCGGACTATCAAAAATCATCTTTATTCTCTGGAATGTTCAGGGTGTTAACAGTTGAAAGTACATTTAGTGGTGGTAAGTTTGAACAAACGTTAGACATTGTTAGACTTCCGAGACAATCAACACTTGATTATGTTGCAGATAATCAAACAACGCAACGTTCAGCTGATGGAACTGCTATTCCTACAAATAATGTTACAGTTGCTCCACCGACTACATCTAGTCCAACTACTCAGACAACTGGGGATGTTGTAGCACCAAACAGTGCACCTGTAGAAGATAATCCACCACCGATAACCACAGCAGATCAAATTAATCTATCAGATACTGCTAATAATGCACCAACACAAGATATTACTACTCAAAATGAACCACAAGCTGTAGTTAATACTACCAGCATTGGAACCAATGCTAATGCTCCTACAACTCCAGCGCAAGTAGATTCACAGGCTAATTCACAATATCAATCACAATTACAAAATCTTTCATCACAACTTACTGCGGCTATTTCGCAACGAGATACGTTAGCTGCACAACGTAATAGTGTTTCTTCGGCCTTTACTGCATTAGAAGATCAATTAATATCAAGTGACCCAACAGTTGCTGATATGAGCACATCAGAAATAGGTGCAAAATATCCACAGTATGCACAATTACAAGGTCAACTAAATGATCTTAGCAGTCAAGTAACAACATTAAATACTCAAATAAATTCTTTAGCAGATCAGGCATCTAATATTCAACCACCGCCAAATGCAACTACAGGGGTTGTGGTTACATACAGTAGTAATACTTACGGTCCTGCTCCAACAATTACATTAACAGGATAATCAATAAATGGCATTAGATTATAGACAGGGTAATAAGGTCATGAAAAGTCAACGCCGAGAGGAAGCTCCCGGCACGCGAGTTGACCCACATCCTTATATAGGTATTGTAATGAATAACTTAGATCCTACTAGATGTGGTAGATTGCAAGTATGGATACCTGATCTCGGCGGAGATCAAAACGATAGTAAAAATTGGAGAACAGCCAGTTATTCGAGTCCGTTTATGGGCACTACTAATATTACACCAGTAGGCACAAACGGTAGCCCTAATGAAACTAACAAATATGGCAATACACCCAATACCTACGGTATGTGGATGGTTCCACCTGACATCGGAGTAGAAGTGATAGTTGTATTCATTGCAGGTGATCCTATGCGTGGTTATTGGATTGGCTGTATAAATTCACATATCAGTAGATATATGATTCCTGCAATTGCAGGAAGTACAAATGTTGATTTATCAGGTGCCAGCGCAGACGTTACTAAATCGTATCAACAAGGTACACCTGCTCCAGTAACAGAATTCAATGAAAACAATAAAGATACATATCAACAACAATCTTTTACAACAAATCCTAAACCTATACATGAACCGCAGTACAATATTTTAAAAGTACAGGGATTAGATCGTGACACAACTCGAGGCGTTATTACAAGTAGTAGTCAACGCGAAACACCTAGCAATGTATTTGGAATCAGTACACCGGGTCGTCCTTATCCAGATAATGGAGCAGAAAATCCTGAGGCATTCTTGGCTAAAGTACAAGCAGGTACGTTAACAGAAGCAGACTATACATATACTACACGTCGTGGTGGCCATACATTCCTTATGGATGATGGTAGTATTACTGGTGTAGATCAATTAATTAGATTGCGTACAGGTAAAGGGCATCAATTGATGATGCACGATACAGATAACTCAATTTATATCGGTCATGCCGATGGAACAAGTTGGGTAGAATTAGATTCAAATGGGGCTGTGAATATATTTGCTACAAATGGGTTTAATGTTAGAACAACAGGTAGTTTAAACTTTCATGCAGATCAAGATATTAATTTCAATGCTGTAAACAATATTAATATAGCATCTAGTGGATTGAATATAAACAATTCTACGACTACTATATTAACCGGTGCACTTAATTTACAATCAAGTGGCAGTATAGGATGCAAATCAGGATCTACATTTATCATTGATGCTGGTGCTACAGTGAGTATTAAATCGGGTGGCACTGTTGCTTATGAAGGATCATTAGTTAAACAAAACAGTGGTGGCACACAATCTATATCGGCTCTGGCAAGTATACCTGTTAACAGCTTACCTGATGTAAGTTTAAATTCGGCTACTGGACTGTATGTTTCTAATCCAGGTGTATTGAATACTATTGTAACAGTGGCACCAACACATGAACCATATGCTCGTGGTGCAGCTCCTTATGCAGCAACAACTTCACCAGGATTACAACCTAGCACATATACCGGTACACAAGATGCAACAAAGAACACTGGAGGAACAGTTATTAAAAATCCTGCTACTGCAACTGATCTGCGCAATCAACCTAAGTGTGACTGTTCAGTTGGTAACTTAACTTCAGACCAATTAACTGCTTACTATACTACAATAGGCAAGAGCGAAAGTGGTGGCAAGTATGATGTTGTAAACTCAATTGGTTTTGTAGGTAAGTACCAATTTGGATATCCTGCACTTATTGATGGCGGGTATGTAAGTAAAACTTGTAAATCAAACGCACAACTTAAAAACCCTAATATGTGGAGTCCAAACAAAAACGGAATTGATAGCCTAACTGCTTGGTTAGCTAATGGTCCAGAACAGGAAGCAGCAATGTGTGCTTACACTAAGCGTAATTATACTGCAATGGTTAAAATTGGTGCAGTTACAAGTGATCAATCCCCAGCTGATGTTGCTGGTATGTTGGCTGTAGCTCATTTATTGGGTCCTGGCGGCGCCAAAAATTATCGTAACGGACAAAGCGGATCAGATGCTTATGGAACTACAGGGGCTGATTATTTTGCTAAAGGACAATATGCTGTAGCTGTATTAGCACCACAAATATCTACGTTAGATCAAGCACCATCAACGACAGTATAATTTTAGGATAAATATTTTTATGGCTACTATATATAAAGGTTTTAGTACATTAGTTGATAATAAAAAATTTCGTTTAACTGATATGGAGTTAGTTAAACGAGACATTATTAACCACTTTAATATCCGCAAAGGTGAAAAATTAATGAATCCTAGTTTTGGGACCATTATTTGGAATGTACTTCATGAACCATTTACAGAAGAGCTTAAAGGCGTAATAACTTCTGACATCGAAGCCATTGCTAATTATGATCCACGTGTTAGTTTCGATAACATAGTTGTTACAGAATTTCAACAAGGTCTACAGATTGTTTTGAACATCAGATATCTTCAAACTGACCAGTCAAGTGTAATGAGTTTGCAGTTTGATAACCAAGCAAATAGTCTATCAGTGACTAATTAACTACCCACTTTTTCCTTATAATAAATACATTATAACAGGAAATAAGCATGGCAACCACGACACGACAAACCAGTTTATTAGTCTCAGAAGACTGGACTAAACTATATCAAACCTTTCGTAATGCAGACTTTCAAAGTTACGATTTTGAAACGCTTCGCGCTTCGATGGTTAGTTACTTAAGACTATATTACCCAGAAGATTTTAACGATTTCATTGATTCGAGCGAATTTGTTGCATTAATTGATTTAATTTCTTTTTTAGGTCAATCTCTTGCATTTCGTGGAGACTTAAATACACGTGAAAATTTTATTGATACAGCACAACGCCGTGATAGTATCCTTAAACTTGCTCGTCTAGTTAGTTATAATCCTAAACGTAATATTCCGGCCAGCGGTTTTCTAAAAGTAAGCAGTGTTAGTACTACTGAACAAATTTATGACAGTAATGGTATCAATTTAAGCGGACTTGTGATTAATTGGGCCGATGCTGGCAATGATAATTGGTTAGAACAATTTACGGCTGTGATCAATGCCAGTTTGGTTTCTAATCAAATTATCGGCAAACCAAGTAACAGTCAGATTATCAACGGTATTACTAACGACGAATATCAAATTCGCTTAGTGGCCAGTACCGTAGCTACTTATAGTTTTACTACACAAATAGAAGGAACACAGACTGCTTTTGAAATGGTTAGTCCAACAAGTTCTGGCCAGAGTTATATATACGAAGCGGCTCCTCGTACTAATTTACCGTTTAATATTTTATACAAAAATGATAACTTAGGTAATAGTAGTCTTAACACAGGATTCTTTACATATTTTAAACAAGGTGGATTGAAATCTATCGATGTTGCTTTTCAAGAAAGTTTACCTAATCGCGTATACAGTATCAATGTCGATAACATCAATAACACAGATATCTGGTTATATAGTTTAGATTCATCAGGTAATCCTAGCGTATTATGGTCACAAGTGCCAGCAGTAGCTAACACTAATGTTATCTATAATCAAAGTACAAATAGAAATATCTATCAAATCAATACTCGTGCCAATGACCAGGTTGATTTAGTATTTGGCGACGGATCTTTTGCAAATATTCCACAAGGTAATTTCCGTGTTTATTATCGTGTAAGTAATGGATTAGATTATAAAATTACACCAACAGAAATGCAAGGCATTATTATGCCAGTTAATTATGTTAGCCGTACAGGACGTATAGAGACAATCACTATACGTGCCAGCTTGCAATATACTGTGGCTAATGCAACAAGTCGTGATACTATTGATGATATTCGTCAAAAAGCACCACAACAATACTATACACAAAATCGTATGGTTACAGGTGAAGATTATAACATCTTACCTTATACACTGTTTAATGACATTTTAAAAATTAAAGCAGTTAACCGTACAAGCTCTGGTATTAGTCGATACTTAGATGTTATTGATGTAACCGGTAAGTATTCAAGTACTAACATCTTTGCACAAGATGGTATACTATATCGTGATCCTTTTACCAATACATTTAATTTTGATTATTCTACAACTGCGGATATCTATAGAGTAATTTATAATCAAATTGCTCCTATTGCACAAAGTCAAACAACTAAACAATTTTTCTATTCTGAATTCCCTACAATATCATTAACAGATATCTATTGGAATTTATCGACTACTTTAGCTAACGGCTCGACTGGATATTTTGTTGATAGCACAGGTAAATTGTTGCAAGTAGGTTCATCGATAAGTGGGCCAAATAGCTACATAGTACAAGGTGCTATTGTTAGATTTAATGCAGGTGCTGGCAATTATTTCGATGCTCAAAATACTATTCAAGTTGGTGTACCATCTAATAGTGGTGACAAATATTATATCTATGCTGCAATGGAATTAATTGTAGGTGATGGTACTAATGGTGGTGCAGGTAACTTATCTAATGGTGTAGGTCCAATTACTATTAATCAGATTCTTCCTGAAGGTGCAATTGCTGATCGTGTATTTTCTGTACTTAATGTAGAATTTTCAAATTCTTTAGTTACATCGATGGTAAGTTATATACAGGCATTCTCTAATTTTGGATTACGTTATGACGTACCAACATCTAGTTGGCAAATAATTGGACCGCAAGATATTAATTCTAGCAATTTTAGTTTACAATATACTGGCAATACCAGTCAACAAAGTCTAGATGCCAGCTGGTTAATATTATTTCAAACAGTAGGACAAACCTATACAGTAACTTATCGTGGGCTGAATTACGTATTTGAAAGTGTATTAGAAACAGATTTTTACTTTGATAATTCAGTTAAGATATTTGATGCTACAACAGGATTAACAGTGTATGATCAAATTAAAATATTAAAAACAAATAGTAATTCCGATGATGCTAATCCATTGGCTTTAGATTATATCTGGTATGTATATGACAGTATTACAGAAGTTGATGGGTATCAAGATCCTAATAGGATTTTAGTAACATTCCCAGATACTAACAACGACGGCATCCCAGATAATCCTGAATTATTTGAGTTATTAGTAAATCCAACAGTTAATACTACTGAAAAATATGTATATCTATATGCATCAACAGGATATGATAACTTTGTAGTACAAACTCCTGTTGATAATAGTACTATTGTTTCAAGATACCCTGATTTTCAATCAGCACAAATTGCAGCTACTTTATACACTAACGGACAATTATTTTATCTAACAAGTGATGATGCATTCTATCAATTATCAGTAAACGGTTCTGTGTATACATTAAATCCAGTTACTGGATATACAGCTAAAGTAGGACGACAAAATTTATATTTCCAATATAGACACAATAGTCCGAATAATCGCCGTATTGATCCAAGTCCAAATAATATTATTGACTTATACATCTTAACAAAACAATATTCTACAGATTATATTGCATGGATACAAGATACATCAAATACTATTACTGAACCTACTGCTCCTACAAGTGAAGATTTAGATTTATCATACAATACCTTAGATAATTATAAAACTATTAGTGATACTATCATCTATAATCCGGCGGCATTCAAGCCATTGTTTGGAGCAAAAGCAGATACTTCTCTGCAGGCAACATTTAAAGTTATTAAAAATCCTAACATTGTTATCAGTGACTATGATATACAAACCAGTGTGATTGCAGCAATTAATAATTATTTTTCTGTTGACAATTGGGATTTTGGTGAAACATTCTATTTTAGTGAATTATCGGCATATCTACATACTACATTGGCTCCAAATATTTCGAGTATTATTATTGTTCCTGTTAGTGAATCGAGTGTGTTTGGTAGTTTAATGCAGGTTAATTGTAATGTGAATGAAATCATTACCAGTGCAGCTACAGTAGATAATGTGGAAATTATTACTGCGATTACTGCGGCACAAATCAACCAAATTGCGTTGGCTTAAATACTATATAACCTTTGAGATATAACGATGGCAGCTATAAAAACTTTAAATTTTCTTCCTGTAATATTCCAATCTGATACTAATCAAAAATTTCTATCAGCTACAATGGATCAATTAGTTAGTGAACCTAACTTAACAACATTATATGGATATATTGGTAGAAAATTTGCTCCTACATATAAGACAGGGGATAGTTATATCACAGAATATACCAGTGATAGACAAAATTATCAACTTGAACCAAGTGTAGTTGTTCGTGATTTACAGAATAATATTTCTTTCTTTAGTAGCTATCCTGATCTATTAAATAAAATCAAATATTACGGTGGTATTGTTAATAATCATAGTAGACTATTTGATAGTGAATATTATAGTTTTGACCCATTAATTAGTTTTGATAAGTTTGTTAACTTCAGCCAATACTATTGGTTACCTAATGGACCTGATCCTGTAATGGTCGATACCACAGGCATTGAATTAACAAAAACCTGGGTAGTAACACGTGATACAACCAATAACCAATATGTGTTTACATCCGAAGGAGAAGTTGATAACTCATTAACATTTGCACGTGGTGGTACATATACTTTTGTAGTCAACCAACCTGGGTATCCTTTTTGGATTCAATCTCAATTAGGAACCAGCGGAGTGTTATCTGCAACTCCTACTATTAGTTCACGTGATGTATTAGGTGTAACAAACAACGGCACCGACTCTGGTGTTATCACGTTTCAAGTACCACAATCAACGGCACAAGATGTATATTTGTCTATGCCTACAATATATAATGTAGATTATGCAACTCCATTAGCATATTCAGATTTAGAAAACCAATTTATAAGTCAATTCCTTGCGGCATTCCCACAATACGGTGGTATCACAGGCACCTTAGATGGAAAATATTTAATATTTGCAAATCAAGGGTTATTAGAAAATCAACAAAATATTTGGACTGCTCCTGCTGTTATTGATCCAATAACACAGGCTACTATTCCAGGATATGACGCAGGCACAGTAGTTCCGGATTCTGAACAATATGGAATTTGGCAAGTAAAACTTGTAACGGTTCCTGGAGTAACTGACAAACTAATTAGATTAGTATATATTCAAGATGTAGCGGTTAACCAAAAGGTTTATGTTCGCTACGGACTTGTAAATGCAAATAAAGATTTTTATAAAGATTATGATGGGTTCTTTCACCAAGTACCATTAATTACAGCAAGTGCAAATGTTTTGTACATACAAGATGGTATAAATTCTGATATTAACGATTCGATTAAATTAGTAGAATTTAGTAATTGGTCAATTGATGTCGAAAACGATATTTTAGGTAAATTAAATTATACCAGCCCTAATGGAGTACAATTTACTACAGGTCTAAAAATTCAATTTGGCACTGACGTGACTCCTTCAACATATCAAAATAATCAATATTATGTTGAAGAAGTAGGATCAGCTAACGGTATTCGTTTAGTAGATGTAAATCTATTAGTAACTCCAGAAGCATACCATAATGAATTGGCATTAAATTATCCGGACGAAATATTTCCTGATTATATTACTATTAATCGTAGTAGTGTTGATCTTAATGCATGGTCACGCAATAATCGCTGGTTTCATAGACAGGTTATTACTGATACAGCAGCATATAATAACACAGTTCCGGTATTTGATCAATCTTTACGTGCAACTCGTCCTATTATACAGTTTAATCCTGACATCTTATTATTAAATTATGGGCGCATCGGTAAGCAACCAATTGACATTTTAGATACTACTACATTGGATGCCTTTACGCAATTACAAGGACAACCGTTAACAGAAGCATTTGGTATTACAGTAACTGATGGCCTTCGAGTATTATTTGCTAATGACATTGATCCGTTGGTTAAAAATAGAATTTATGTAGTTAATCTAGTTCAATACCAAGTTGATGAAAATGGATTACCAACAGGTACTCAATATATCGACTTAACATTAGCTGATGATGGAGTTGCATCAGCATACGATACATTAGTAGTATTACAGGGCAAATATGCAGGTAGCCAGTGGTGGTATGATGGTGTAAATTGGAATGATAGTCAACAAAAAACTGGACTACAACAACCGCCATTATTTGATGTATTTGATTCAACTGGTAAAAGTTTTTCTACATATAACAGAAGTACATTTGCTGGAACGCAATTATTTGGATATTTAAAATCTAGTGCCGGTGTTAATGATCCTGTATTAGGATTTCCATTAAGTTATAGAAATTTAACAACTCAAGGTGAGATGGAATTTCAAACTTATTTTAGTACAGATACATTTAATTATGTAGATTCATTAGTGACTACTATGGATGTTTCGTCGGGATTTTTACAAACAATAGTTGATGCTAATACGTTAGAGCCTAGAAATACATGGCAAACTGTTGTAGAATATACAAAACAATATCAGTTAATTGGATATATCGCTAATGGCATTAATAGTGTATTTCCGATTGATGTTACACCAGATACACAAGCATCTATTCCGTATCTAAAAGTTTATCATAACTACACATACTTAGAACAATCACAATGGCTATATATCGGTAATAGTGTGCGTTTGACTATTGATCAAACATTTACTGGTGACGGCGTAACTAAAACATTTACTGTTACTAACGGCAATACTGTTAATGGTGTTGTAGTTATTGTTGATAATATTGTCCAAACACCATTACAATTTGGTGTTTCTGGGTCAACTATATTATTTGCTACTGCACCAGATGCTGGTGCAAACATTGATATTAGAGTAATTTCAGTACCGGACGAAGGCGATAAAATCGATATATTAGTTTATAGTTCTGAAGTAAGTAAAATAGGATCTTATCAAATTCCTACTAACTTAGAATTAAATGCACAAAATACTGATATATCAACAATGACTTTAGGTCAAATAAGAAACCACTTAGTTGCACTGGCACAAAATAGTACAACGGTAGTCGGCAATGTATTGGGATCTAGCAATCTTCGAGATATCGAAATTAATTCACAAGGTGGCACAATTTTACAAAATAGTGCCCCAGTACCGCATAGCGCAATATTTTTATTGGATAATACCGCTAACTTTATTGATGCTACTAGATATGCGCAACAAGAATATACTAAATTTAAAAATAAATTTTTAAACTTGAGTGCGTCATTAAATGGTATTGATCCAAATGATCCAGTATCTAGTGTTGATTTAATTTTAACAACAATTAACAGTATTAAAAATAAATCATTTCCGTGGTATTACAGTGATATGGTACCGTATGGTACATTGAAAAATACATTAACTTATACAGTATTTGATCCGTTAACCACTGATTACGAACTTACGACTATTTTCAATAACCAACAACTAAGCAATCTTGCTGTGTTAGTTTACTTAAATGGTGAACAATTAGTTGTTGGTATTGATTTTAATTTTAGAACTGACAGACCTTCTGTGACGTTTTATGATATTGTAAATCAAGTTTGGTTAACTAATTTTAATGTTGGCGATGTAATTACCATAGTAGAATACGCAAATACTGATGGTGCATTTGTTCCAGAAACACCTACTAAATTAGGATTATGGCCAAAATTTATTCCTGAAATGTTTCTAGATGACACATATAGATACGTTGATCCGACAACTAACATACAAGGTATCAATGTTATTCGTGGCCATGACGGTAGTATTACTCCTGCATTTAACGACTATCGCGATAGTTTCTTATTAGAACTTGAATTACGTATCTACAATAATATTAAACTACCTGACGTAGGCACATATGAAGATATTTTATCAGTAATTCCTGGCAAATTTAGAACAACTGACTATGCATTAGCTGAAACTACTCAGATTGTATCGCAAAGTTTCCTACACTGGTTAGGAAACAATAAATTAGATTTCTCTACTAATGAAACATTTGATAGCAGTGATGCATTTACATGGAATTATAGTAATTTTGTTGACCGTATTAACGGAGAACGATTACCGGGTAGCTGGAGAGCATGTTATCAATACTTCTACGATACATTCCGTCCGCATCTAACGCCGTGGGAGATGCTAGGATTCACAGCAATGCCAAGCTGGTGGGTAGAGTTTTATGGTCCTGCACCTTACACAGGCGGTAATAAATTATTATGGGACGACTTAGAAGCAGGAATGATTAGATTCGGCCCGCGTCAAGGTATTGATTCAAACTATGTGCGTACAGGACTAAGCCAAATTATTCCTGTAGATGATAATGGCAATTTATTAAGTCCGGCAGCAATATTAACGGCATCATTTAACTCAATTAAAGCAGGTAATTCGTGGTCAGTGGGTCAATATGGGCCTGTAGAATATGCTTGGCGTAATAGTAGTGATTTTCCTTATGCTGTTCAATTAGCATTAGCTGTAGCTAAACCTGGCAGATTCTTTGGCTTGTTGGCAGATACTTACAATTATACATATAACTACACAATAGGTCAATATCTAACTTCTAATACAAATCAACATCTAACTCAATTTGATGTAGATTTTAATGGTGATACAACATCAGGCACACCATATCGTGGTGCAGGTTATATAAACTGGATTGCAGATTATTTAACCAGTCAAGGAATTAATCCTGCAAGTTATATCACACCTTTATTGCAAAATTATAAAGTTGAATTAGCATATAAAGCAGGTGGATTCACTGACCAAAAATATTTACAAGTATTAGCTGAACAAGTAAGTCCAGCAAGTACCAGTAATAGTATTGTGGTACCTAATGAAAACTACAGTGTATATCTATACAAATCAACACCTATACAGACATTAACATATAGTGCTGTAATTGTTGAAAAAACTGAAAATGGTTATAGTATTCGCGGATACAATCTAAATGATCCGTACTTTACAATTATTCCTAGTGAAATTAATTCTAATGCTGTTGGAATTTCAGTATTAAACAACACTGCAACGGTTTTCAAAGATTATCAAAATTTAAAATTAACTGTGCCTTATGGATATGAATTTACAACACAACAACAGGTTGTAGATTTCCTTATTAGTTATGAACGTTATTTAATTGCACAAGGATTTACATTTACCGATTCGGATCCGCAATTAGGAGAAATACGTAATTGGACACTAAGTTCTAAAGAATTTTTATTCTGGACACAACAGGGTTGGTCAAATGGTAGTATTATTGTATTGAGTCCTGTAGCTAATGTGTTAAATGCTATTAGTATTAGTGCAATTACTGACGGCATCGAAGATAGCCAATACGGAAGCAAGGTTTTAGACCAAAACTTCGGTCTTGTTAAGAATAATAATTATGACGTACTGCGTAGTCCAAATACATTTAAATTAACGTTAAATGATAGTGCCAGTGTAATTGGGTATGTTGAAATTAATCTAGTCCAATACGAGCATGTATTAGTATTTGATAACACAACAGTGTTTAACGATGTTATCTATCAACCAGAAACTGGTAATAGACAATATCGTTTAAAATTAATTGGACAAAAAACTGCTTTATGGAACGGTAGTTTAAGTGCACCGGGATTCATTTATAGCAGTGGAGAAATTGATATATGGGATCAAGGAACTGATTATCTTAAAGGTGATATAGTTCAATATAAAAATCAATATTATACTGCATTGCAAAATATTATTGCTAATCCAGAATTCCAATTTCAATTCTGGCAACAACTTAATCGCACGCAAATACAAACAGGTCTTTTGCCTAACTTTGCAACATTAGCAGTTGAATCACAATCATACTATGATAGTTATGGCGAGATTAAAGATAAAGATCAAATAGAATATAGTCATGCATTGATCGGTTTTAAACCAAGACAATATTTAAGTGATTTAGGTCTAAGTGAAACTACTCAAATTGAGTTTTATAAAGGTTTTATTGCACAAAAAGGTTCTGCCAATGCAGTTAACCAAATGCTTACTGCTACATTTGATAATTTAAGTAGTGAAATAGCATTCTACGAAGAATGGGCAATGCGTGTTGGCGAGTACGGTGCTCTTGATAGTAACCCGTATATAGAAATTCCGTTAGACGAAAAAGCATTTGGTGTAAATCCTTCAATTGCACAATTTGTTGCAGGAATTAATAATAATACCGGTAATGGTATTACTATTTTTAATTCAAACCAATTGTATAAATCGGAAGGTAGTTATACTGGTAATATTGCATTAAGTAGAACTTCGCATAGTAATTATGATAATGATATTCCTACTGCCGGTTATGTTAATATTAATGATGTTGATTTAACTATATTTGATCTTGCTAACTATCAAGATTTAGATAACAACATTAGCCAAATGGGTAGTGGATATCGCATCTGGGTAGCCAAAGATTTTACACAGAATTGGAACGTTTATCGTGTTACTGAAACTAATAATGGTATAACAACTGTAAGTAATTCATTAAACGGATATGTTACATTTACAACATCTTCTCCGCACCAATTAACTTTAACACAGGTATTCATTGTTCAGAATTTTAATTCTGCATTTGATGGTTTCTATCAAGTTTATAAAATTGTTGATGATTATAATGTTATGGTTGCCTACAGCGGTGATACCAGCAAATTAACAACATTAAGTGGATCTGGCCTGTTATTGGTATTAGACAGTTTACGTTTTACATACATGGAAGATGCACGTATATTTGGATTAACTAATCCTCCTAATGGATGGCAAGTTGGTGAAAAGATTTGGATTGACGATGATGCAGCCACTACATCTACACAAGGACAACCATTTACTACAGTTAGTGGAACGTGGAAAGTATATGAAAAAGCCCATCCATGGACATTACAACAACCATTAACAAAGAATACTAATGAATACTTTTCTAACGATGGATTTGGTTCTAGCGTTAAGATGAGTGCAGATAATATGGTGATTGTATCTGGTAGCCCAACAAGTGGAAATACTGGTATAGTTAATACATTCCTTAAAGATTATCAAGGAAACTATAACGAAAACTTAAGTTTAATTCCAGATGCAGGCAATGTTATAACTCCGACTTCTGGTTTTGGTACTACAGTTGATCTAGCTCAAGATGCATTAAACAATACTATTCTTGCTGTAGGTGCTCCGAGCAGTTATAATAATCTTGGGTATGTTTACATATACAATAAACCAAGTGCGGCATATAAATTTGCTAAGGCACAGGTTATTGTTGGTAATGTAGCATCAACAAACGATGCATTTGGTAGCAGTATTGCATTTAACCAAGACGGTGAATGGATGTTTGTAGGTGCTCCTAATAATAATAAAGTATATGCGTACGGTTTAAATCGTTTTGTTCCTGTGCAAAGTACAATAATTTCTGTACCATCATCAACAGCGGCATTAACATTGCCATTTACGCCATATGCTACTAATGATGCAACTTCATTGTTGATTACAAGTAATAGCAGAACATTTATTCCTAATATTGACTATACATTATCAGGAAAAATTGTATATTTTACAGCACTTCTATCAGCCAGTGATATCACAATCGTTCAACAACCGTATTATTCATTAGTAACAACGTTAACAATTCCTACAAGCAATGTTAACAGTCAATTCGGCTATGCATTGTCAAGTAGTTTTGATGGCGCACAAATGGCAGTTGGCGCTCCAGGCGATACAGTAACAGACGCAAACGGCATAAATCAGCCAGGTGCAGGTAGTGTCTGGGTATATGATCGTGTAATCGAAGCATTTAACACGACTGGCGCTCAAGTATACACTACTAAGAATACGATTGCTAATATATATAAAGTAACACTTGATGGAATTGAAGTTAATGATTATTTTGTATCTAGTGCAAATACAATTACATTTGTTAGTCCACCACCGGTAGGCCATATATTATATATTGAAGTAAACCAATTTAATTTACTAGAACAATTAGTCGGAGTTGATAGTTTACAAGGCGGCCTACAAGCTATTCAAGCTAATGCTGCATTTGGCACAAGCCTAACAATCTGTTCAAATAACTGTGCAATTTATGTTGGTGCTCCTTATTACAGCAACGGATTAGAACATAATAGCGGTGCAGTTTGGAAATTCCATAATCGTGGAAGATTATACGGTACTAATACTGGATATCAATTAAATCCTGTATTTACTACAGGTGATACAATTCGTTTAAACAATTTTGAAGTTACTGTAGCTAACATAAGTACACCAAGTTCTAATGTTGCTTCATTAAATGACCTAGTAACAAATATTAATGACGCAGATATTCTAGGTATTAGTGCAGTAAATCAAGGTGGTTATTTAAGATTGAACTCAGATGTTACTGTATTTAAAGATCAATTGCGTATAGTATCAGGAGTTCGTCAACCAGGTAGTCCGGGAGTATATGTAGATGCCGACTTGCGTGTATTTGCATTTATGCAAATTATTATTAATCCGTACGGAATGTCTGGTGAATTTTTTGGTAGCAAAGTTAAATTAGCAAGCAGTGCCTACATGTTAGTAATCGGTAGCGGTAGAGGAACTACTAAGGCAGATACTACATATGATGTGTTAACAACAGCCTCTGGTACAATTTTCGATCATCATTCTACTAGATGGCTTGATGCTATTCCGTCTAGCGGTAGTGTTTACATTTATGAATTGTACGATGATCCTCGTAATGTTGTAGAACATCCAGGTCGTTATCAATTTGCACAACAACTAAATCCAGGTAGTTTAGTTCCAGGTGCAGAATTTGGATATGCATTAGATATCGAAGGACAATACATTACTGTGACAGCACCCGGTTCAACAGTAAATGGTGAGCCTACAGGTACAGGAACAATTTACGTGTTCCAAAACCCAACATTAGAAAGAGGATGGAATTTAATTAGATATCAACAAGATAAAGTTGACGTTGATAGTATTAGTAGAATTTATTTATATAACAGTTTATCTAATCAAATTCTTGAAAACTTACAATTTATTGACCCTGCTAAAGGTAAAATCTTAGGACAAGCTGAACAAGAAATTAGTTTCAAAACAGAATATGATCCGGCTATTTATAATAGAGGATCTAATCCGGCTGCTGATATCAATACTAATGTTTATTGGGGTACGATGCAAGTTGGTAAAGTATGGTGGAACTTAAGTCAAGTTCGTTATATTGATTATGAGCAAGATACCTTAACATATCGTAGCATTAACTGGGGTAATTTATTTCCGGGATCTGTTATAGAAATTAATGAATGGGTACAAAGTTCAGTATTGCCAAGCAAATATGTGGCTAATGGTGGTGATGGAGTTCCTAAGTATGCAGATGATAGCGCATACGTTGAAATTATTACTGTAGATCCTATTACTGATATTATCGGCAGTGTTTATTATTTCTGGGTAACGGGTAAAACTACTGTAGATCCTAACAACACTGAAAGAAGCATACCAACTACATCTATACAGGATATAATTTTAAATCCTAAAAATCAAGGTATTGCTTATGCGGCTGTGATACAAAATAGTGCAATTATCTTATACAACGTTGGATCATACTTATCAGCTAAAAATACTATTTTGCATTTAGATTATCAATTGTTGATTAATACAAATATTATTCACAGCGAGTATCAATTAGTACAAAAAGGAAAACCAAACGGAATAATTCCAGATAGAGTTGTTAATAAATTAATAGACAGCTTAGCTGGCATTGATAATCAGGGTGCTGCAGTTCCTGATCCAGGATTAAGTTTGGCAAATAGTTATGGTATTAGTATACGTCCAAGACAAAGCATGTTTGTGGATAGATTAACTGCATTGTCGGAATTAATTGCGTATGTTAATAGTATATTTGTTATTAATCCAATTACGGAAGAATTTAATTTAACAGCATTAAATGATCAAGAACCAGTACCTAATGCAAAATTAAATGCCTATGATTTAAGTATTGATACAGATGCTGAATTGGCTTATATTAATGTTAATGGATTAACTCCTGGATACGTTGTATTAGTACTAAACGATAGTACACAAGATGGATTGTGGGTATTGTATCAATTACAAGAAGATTTAACATGGGGAATTTACCAAGTTCAATCTTATAAAAATAGTTTATATTGGAGTTATATTGATTGGTATGCAACTGGTTATTCATCGGGTACTAAGCCAACATATTCAGTTTCTACTCAAGTTGATGCATTAAAATTATCATTGGCCATTGGTGATATTGTTAAAGTTAATAACTCTGATCGTGGTGGTTGGATTTTATTATTAGTTGAAAGTACGGCTCCTACATTTACCACTGTGGGCATTCAAAATGGTACAATACAATTAGATAGTTCACTTAGCGATTTTGCTAATAATGAAATCGGTTTTGGAAATCAAGGATTTTCAACTAATAGATACGACCAAAATCCGAATATTGAAATTCGCTCAATTGTAACTGCAATTAAGGATACAATTTTTATTAACCAATTAGAGGGAAATTTTAACAATTTATTCTTTATATTAATTAACTACTTATTAACTGAACAAACATACGTTGATTGGTTATTTAAATCTAGTTTTATTAGTGTAGTTCATCAGCTTAGAACACTAAGTCAATTCCCGAGCTATACACCAGATAATCAAACGTATTATCAAGACTATATCGACGAAGTTAAGCCTTATAGAACTAAAGTTCGTGAATATTTAATTAATTACAGTGGATCTGACACATTTAACGGCAGCATCACAGATTTTGATTTACCTTCCTATTACGATACTTCAACTATTACAAGTATTTTCCGTAGTCCGAGTGGAGAGTATCCGTATACGGCCGAAGATGAAGCAACATGGCAAACATTCCCATACAACCAATGGTATCAAAATAGAACTCTTCAAGTTGATAGCATCTTAATAGAAAATCCAGGATATGGATACACTACACCACCATCGATTACTATCGTAGGCGGTGGTGCTACCGCTGGTGGAGCAACTGCAAATTGTTACATCGACGGTAATACAGGAGAAATAACAGCAATTAATGTTATTACACCAGGTAGCGGATATGTTACAACTCCTACGATAATTATTAATGGTTCAGCTAACATTGCTGCAACTGCATACGCTACATTAAAAAATTATCAAGTTAGAAGTTTTGATACTACTATTAAATTTGATCGTATTACATATTCAAGTACTGTGCAAGATTGGCAACCTAATACAGCATATACCGCAGGTACTATTGTTAGCTATGCATCATCTGAAGGTAATACATCTATTAGATCAGCATATCAAGTTACAGAAGATATAACAACTGGTGCAATATTTAATCCATTGGATTACACTGTATTGTCAGCTAATTCATTTAGTAATGCAAATGATCGTATTATTGGTTACTATCAACCGAGTGCATCTATGCCAGCAAGAGATCTGACACAATTAGTACCGGGAGTTGATTATCCGGGAGTACAGGTGCTAGGTGCAGACTTTGATTTAAATCCAAATTACGGATCATTATTTGGCGGAATTCTAGACAATATCGATTACGATGACAATGGTAGTCCTATACTAAGCCAAGCCAGCCTAGACACTATTATTCAAAGCCAGTTCACTGATGCAGCATTAGGAACACGTGCAGAAGATATTAACGTTGATGGCGGTGCGTATGTTGACCAGTATGCAAGTCATGCACCAGAAGAACTTGTTCCGGGTATTGTATTTGATACATTAGATATGCGTATATACACTAAGATAAACTCTGGGGCTAATGTAATTGCATATAGAGTATTCAATAACATGTTAAATCAAACAAGTTATCTACGTATTTCTACTGCATATACTACAACATTATCTGCCAATTTAGCACTAACTGATACTACGATATCAGTGGTTAACGCTTCTGCATTAACACCGCCAAGTATTGCAAACAATACACCTGGGGTGGTATTTATTGGTGGTGAACGTATAACTTATTGGACTATTGATCTTGTTAATAATGTATTGGGACAGATACGTCGTGGCACACAGGGTACCGCAGCTGTTAGTTTATACACAAGTGGAACATCTGTGATTGATGGAGGTATTGACCAAAACATTGTGGGGTCAAGTAATTATAGTTGGACACCAACTGTTAATGTTACTGATACTACAACATCTAGTAACACATATACATTTATAGCAAATGTTACATATACTCGAAACTATGCAAATGTATTCTATAATCATGGTATTAGTACTGCAATAGATGGCACAGGATTAACTGGATCTACAACTCCTGCGGCACTGTTCTTAAAAGCATATCCTATAAGTTAGGCATTCTAAAAGGTATGCTATGATTGAAATAAATAACAATATGGATATGAAAACGAAAGAAAAAACTGAGCAATCAGTACAACCAACTAAGAAGCCAGATGAAAATTCTGGCATTCTTGTAGAAGGTTATATTAAGATATTTGATCCAAAGACTAAAGAAGTTTTTGTAAACGGGCGAGCATAAATGAATTCAACAGCAAATTTAAGCATTATTGGGTTTTTAAAAATCCATGATCCAGAATCACAACATACTTATGTAGAGAAATGCAATGCTATTCACTACGAAAACATGAGCTTGGCTCTAGCTCAAAATGTTGCTAACAAAAGCACAAACTTTATTACAGAAATGCACTTTGGTAATGGCGGTACTACTGTTGACCCTACTGGAGTTATTACATATTTGCCAACAAATACTAATGTACAAAATGCAGATTTGTATAATCCGACATATTATAAAATAGTCGATGATACAAATGCCGCTAACCCAGATCCAATTAATAATAAAATAACTGTTAATCATACACCTGGTTTAATTTACACTGATATTCTAGTTAGTTGTTTATTAGACTATGGCGAACCAAGCGGTCAGGCTGTTTTTGATAATAGTCAAAATTTAAATGATACCTTTACCTTTGACGAACTTGGTTTATTTGGCTCAGTATCAGGCGTAAGCGGATTAGGTGTAGGACTACCACTATTAACACATGTAATTTTTAGTCCAGTGCAGAAATCACTGAACAGACTTATTCAAATCGATTATACAGTGCGAATTCAAACTCTAACTAACTTGAGTACAAATGCATAATTAGGACATTAAAATGGCGTATACAATAACAACAACGAACGGAACAACATTAGGTACTATCCCAGATGGGCAGGTTAATGGACCGAATACTGCGGGTGGATTTACCAGTCTAACATTAGTTGGAAGAAATTATCCTAATTACGGGCAGATTATTGCAGATGACTTAGTAGCATTATTAGAAAACTTCTCCGATACAACTGCTCCTGTAAATCAAATTAAAGGACAACTTTGGTGGAACAGTAGTGCTAATATATTAAGTGTTAACAAAGATGGTACTACCAATGGTTGGAAAACAGTAGGAGGAGCAACATATTCTTCTTCAGCACCTAGTTCCCCAACACCAGGTGATTTATGGTACAATAGCAGTTCTAATCAATTTTATGCATATTCAGGTAGTACATGGGTATTAATAGGCCCATCATATAATTCTAACAATGGTGCAAGTGGCGCAATATGGGAAACTATCAGTGACGGAACTAATAATCATGATGTAGTATCATTATATTTAGATGGTATCAGAACAGCAATTATCAGTAAAGATAGTACATTTACACCAAGTCCAAGTATCAGCGGATTTACTTCATTACAACCAGGTTATAATATGTCTTCGACATACACAATCTGGGGAACTGCAAACGTTGCCAGTTATATTGGCACACAACCTGCCGCCAATGTTTGGTATAATAATCAAAATAACACTGGTACTGGTACATTGTCTGTTGTTAATAATACTGGTATTAGTGTGGGTACAAATGGTGCATTGACATTATCAGTAAGCGGCAACATTGCACAACTAATTAATTCAGTAACTGGTGGTAACTTGTCGATGTATGTAAATTCATCGCAATATGGTTCACAACGTGGATTTAATATTAGTGGTGTAACAGGTCATGTATATGTTAATGCTGATCCAATTTATTCATTGGGAGTTGCAACTAAACAGTATGTTGATAATAGTTTTATTAACACAGCATTAACTGGCGTTCCTACTGCACCTACTATGCCTGGCGGTACTGCTAATACAGCAATTGCTACTACTGCGTTTGTTATTAACAATTCTGGATTCTTTACAAATAAAATCTATCAAGGTAATAGTGGTTTTGAAATTGATGACACTGGCGCAGGTACTGCTACACTAACGATCGATAATACAGCAATATTAACAGCCAGCGTTAGTGGTGTAAATTTATTAAACGGTGCTACTGCAATTACTCAACCGGATACATATAATGGTACAGGTAATGCAGCAGTTGCTACAACACAGTTTGTTAAAAATTCTACACAATGGTGGGGTGGTAGTGCTAAATTTGTAAGTAACGTAGCACCTAATCCAGGTGTAAACGATATTGGAAGTAATAACGGTGACTTCTGGTTCCAATATACGACGTAATATAGTAAGATAAATAACATATAACAATAGGTAAGAGAAATGGCATATCCAATAACTAACACAGCTGGTACTACTATAGCAACTATTGCAGATGGTACAGTTAACTCATCAGCTACCAGCCTTACCCTAATAGGCAAAAACTATGCCGGTTACGGTAATTTTTTAAATGAAAATTTTGTAGAATTATTAGAGAATTTTTCATACGGTGCGCCTCCAAGTAACCCATTAACTGGGCAACTATGGTGGGATAGTGCAAACACTCTATTAAAAATTTGTGTTAGTGGTAGTAGCAATGAATGGAAACCAATTAGTTCGTTAACAGCAGCCAGTGTTGCACCGAGTACTCCAGCACCTACAGTAGGCGACCAATATTGGAATACTGTATCAGAACAACTTAGCGTATGGAGTGGTCCTACTAACCAATGGGTTACAATTGGTCCTGCATTTTCAGCAGTTGGCGGCACATCAGGTGCAGTAGCAGAAACAATTAAAGATAGTAATAATAATAATCAAACAGTGGTTAAATTATATACTGCTGGCACAGTAATTGGTATTGTTAGTGGTAATGCAACTCCGTTCACTCCGCAAACTACTATTAGTGGGTTTGGTACTATTAACCCAGGTTTTAATTTAATTAGTTCAAATACATTAACAGGTAGCCAATTCACAGGTAATGCCAGTAATGCACTATTATTAAATGGAATTGGTTCGAATCAATTCTTACGTAGCGATACTGCCGCAACAACAAATTATCAATTAGGTGTCGGTTTATTACAAGTCGGTAGCGATTTACTTGTTAGTCCTACTGCATCATCTGAAATATCTTTTTCAAGCAATAGTGCATCTAAGAAAGACATTAGTTTTTATGTTAATAGCAATTCATTAAGAGCAGTTAATATCAACGGATCAAATGCAGCAATTATCTTGTCTAATACCGTTTCGGTATTAGGTACATTAAACGCAGGATCAACATTGAATGTAACAGGAAATGCAGTTATACAAGGTATTACTACGCATTCAAACAGTCTATTGCCAAATGTAGCGAACACTGTTAATATTGGATCTACCGGTACTCCATTTGCCAATGTTTATTCCAATAATCTAAATGGTAATGTTAATGCTACAGGTTATATACAAAATCCAGTATATTCAACTACTACAGCACGCGATGCAGCTATTACTTCACCAAAAGCTGGTATGACAGTATTTGTAACATCTGGTGCCAATGCAAGTCCAACTTTCTATGGATATACTGGTAGCCAATGGGTTTCACTGAACTAATTAAGAATAAAACTGGAATAATATGTCATATATAATTACTACAACCGCAGGTGCTACGTTAACAACATTAGCAGATGATACAGTTAATACTACTTCAACAAGTTTAAGTTTAGTAGGTAAGAACTATGCTGGTTATGGTATTTTTTTAAACGAAAATTTTGTACAATTATTAGAAAATTTTAGTAATTCTAATTCACCAAAAGCACCATTAACAGGTCAGCTATGGTACGACAGCACTAACACATTAATAAAATTCTATACTGGTAGCATTTGGAAACCGTTGCATACTTCTGCCGCAAGTCCTACAGCACCTCCAGGTCCAGTTCAAGGTGACTTATGGTGGAATACTACTACTTCACAACTTAGTGTTTATGGTGGGGGTACAGGATCATCAGCATGGGTAATTATTGGACCAGCATATACATCAACCGCAGGAACCAGTGGTGCAATTGCAGAAACTGTGTATGATACAGGTAATAATCCACACATTGTAGTTAAATTATACGTAAATAGTTACGTAGTAGCTATTTTTAACTATGGTACTGCATTTAGTATTCCGCTTACGGGTTCGAATGCAATTACGGGTTTTTCAACTATTAGTCCAGGTGTAACACTTATCAGTTCTGCGTCGCTTAGTGGAGCACAATTTTCTGGAACTGCTAATAACTCAACATATTTTAATAGTCTATCATCAAGTCAATTCTTACGTAGTGATGCAGGATCAAATAATGGCACTTATACATTAGGTGTAGGCAAATTACAAGCAGGTAGTGACTTGCTAATTGATCCAAGTGCCACAGACGTACAAATTTTTAGTAATGGCACTGGTATTAAAGATATAGGCATCTATGTTAATAAAGGCAGTACACAAACTAAAGCAATTAATATTTCCGGATCATCTGGAATTACGCAATTTTTTGCCAATGTAAGTAGTCAATACATAATTCCAACAAATGACAATCAATATACTCTTGGTCTTTCAGCATCAAGATTTGCTAATGTATTTTCAGTTGGAGTAACAACTACTAACGCATATACCGCTAACGTGTATGCTACTAATTTAAATACTACAAATATTATCGGCTCTAGTTTATCTATGGCAACTGGAACATTATCAGGTGCATTAACTGTTAATACTGGCGGTGGTATAAATGCTATCATTAACGGTGCAAGTGGTTCTGGTGTAGGTAACATTGGTACAGCCGCAAATCCGTTTAACACAGTATTTGCTCGTGCTACCTCAGCACAATACGCTGACGTTGCAGAACGCTTTGAAGCAGATGTTCCTATGGCACCAGGTACTGTAGTAGAGTTGGGCGGCATTAAGGAAATTACACAGGCAGTTCAAGAATTGTCAGAAGCAGTATTTGGCGTTATAAGTACATTACCGGGCTTTTTATTAAATGGTACAGCGGGTAGTGATGATACTCACCCAGCAGTAGCAGTTAACGGGCGTGTGCCTGTTAGAGTTATTGGTCGAGTTAACAAAGGCGATCGTTTAGTCAGTGCTGGTCGAGGCCTTGCACGTGCGGCATTGCGCAGTGAAATGACGGCATTTAATGTAATTGGTCGCGCATTAGAAGATAAAACAACAGATGGTGAAGGTATGATCGAAGCCATTGTTAAATTAAACAGTTAGGATAAAGAAAATATGTCATATTCATCAGGCGGCACCATTGCAGCAACGGACTATAATAACTTAGCCTGGGGCGGAACACAGGGTACATACACATCAAGTCCAAATAACGTTGCTTATGTTATGGGCGTTGGTAGTGGCCAATTTGGGTACGGCCAAGATCTTAGTTTAATTAACACAGTGTCTACTGCTGCTACTGTAACAGCCGTTCAATGGGCCGGTTTGTTCCTTTTAACTAATCGTGCATTAGGGCATCAAGGTGGTACACAAATTGCTGCAGGTAACTTAAATGCTACATCCGGACAGACAATTACATATTTTTCAAACGTAGCAACTGCGGTAACATCAATTAATACTAATAAAGCATCTTACGGCTCACAAGGTACAACTATAACAGGTAGTAACTTTACTGCTTCTTGGACCAATGCTGCTACTACTTCGGCACTTGTCTTTGGAGTAACCCGTACTGTAACATTTGCCAGTGGCGATGCTGCTCGTTATTTCTTTAACGCAGGCGGACAAATTAACTTAGTTATGAGTGGAACTAATAATGACGGTAGCAATCGTAGCGGCGATGTAGTTACATTGTTAGGTTACGTTGGTACTGCACAAGGTTTAAAAGCGACTACCTTTGGTGGACGCACAGGCACAGGTGGTACAGGTGGTACTGTAAATACCAGCAACGGGTATTATAACTTACCTAATGCAATTGGTAGCCAAGTTAACTTAATTCAAAATATTTATAGTACCGCAAGTACGTATAATGGTGATTATATATACGTTAATGCGTACAATTCCACTACAAATGCCAGTGGTCATGGTGATAATGGTGTAACGATCAATTTGAGTATTGGTGTATACTTAGCAGCAAAATCTTTATCATTTAATGAAAGTGTCAACGTAACTGTTACACATCGAGTAGATATTATTCCACCAGAATCTACATATTTGACTAATAGCTGGGGTACTCCGACTATTGCATAATAGTTAAATAGAGTATATAATAAAGGTAAGTTTTTCCTGCTTACCTTTTTTTACGGCTATATACTTATATGAGTGAATTAGATCAATTAGTAACACAAATCAAACAAGCGACTGATTATCAAACCAATAAACGTATTCTACGTGAAAAGATTCTAACTGATCTGCATGTAGCCTACAACAATGGTTTGTTCAAAGTCAGCCCAGAACTGATTGCGTTCTTAGCCACATGGCCCAGTGACGAATTGTTCTTAGAAGATACCTACGAAAACCCAATTAAAATTGTTCGTACAGAATTTTTAAGCCTGTGCCAAGATCACTATCAACGTGTAATGAACACATGGCATATTCAATTTGAAGAGATTAAGCGTGCAAGACGTATCTAGAGGTGTATTAATCTTTGCTTTTAACACAGAAGCAGTTGACTATGTAGCAATTGCCGAACAAACTGCACGTCTTGTTAAGCATACACTTGGACTACCTGTGACTATTATCACAGATCAAGAAGTTGATAATACCTTTACTAATGTGCGTGCTGGTTATGCTGGCGGAACTGCTTGGCGTAATGGTGATAGATACACAGCATATGATGTTAGTCCCTACGATGAAACTATTTTAATTGACAGTGATTACCTAGTATTAGACCGTAGTCTGCTTACCCTATTAGATACTACAGAAGATTATAGACTACAGCATAATGGTGTAGGCAATATGGGTGTGCTTAGTTTAGATTATGTCTGGGCTACTGCTATTGTGTTTAAACGCACAGAAAAAACTCGCTTACTGTTTAATCTAGTAGGACGCATACAGCGCAATTACTCTTATTATTGCAAACTCTATCAATTACGTGAACGCAACTTTCGCAACGATTATGCGTTTGCTATTGCTAACAATATCATCAATGGCTACACACCTAACCAATCACAGGGAATACCGTGGCCTATGCTGACCATTGACAAGCCCGTTAAACAAATAGACATTCGAGGCAATATGCTGATAGTTAGAGAAGATGTTGCTAGGTTTATACCCCGTCAAAACATACACATCATGGATAAAGATTATTTACAAAGTGATTTACACGTTAAGTTTGTGGATACCGTATGTCAAGAATAAATCCATTTATAGAACAGCAAGGGTTTGTTACTTTTGCACAAAATACCGAACAGGTCAACTACTTAAAGCTGGCCTATGTACAGGCTATGAGCATTAAACTTGTTATGCCTACTGCTAAGTATGCTGTGATAGTAGACGAAGCTACGTTAGCCAAAGTCGAAGATCGACATCGACAGATATTCGACTACGTTATCAAACTTCCGTTTGATAGTGCCCAAGACGACACATGGAAGTTACGTAACGAGCCGCAGGTATTTGAACTAACACCATTTAAAGAAACAATTAAACTTGAAAGTGACATTGTGTTTACACGCAGTATCGAACATTGGTGGACGATGTTTAGATTGCGTAACGTAGTATTAAGTCTAGGTTGTAGGGATTACCAAGGCGAAGCCAGCGAAGTGCGCCGATATAGAAAAATATTTGATGACAATAATCTACCGGATACTTATAATGGACTGATGTATTTCCGTTATAGTCGTGAAGCATATGATTTTTTTGATATAGCAGAAAGTATTTACAATTCTTGGAACTTTATTAAAGACAACGTATTGGTTAATTGTAGAGAAGAACTACCTACTACAGATGTGGTTTATGCTATGGCTGCCAGTCACCTAGGAGTAGAGAATTGCACCTTACCGGAAATAGACTTTGTTAATTTTACACATATGAAAAATGCTATTAACACTTGGCCCGAAACAACTCCGTGGCCAGAATTGGTCTTAAGTGAATTGGACTTACCTATGATCAGAGTTAATAATATTAATCAATATCACCCATTCCACTATCAGGATAAAAATTGGGTCACTGATGAAGTAGTAGAGAGATTTGAACATGAATTCAGAAGATGAGTTTCTAAAAGCCATAGCAATGATTGAACTATTGCCTGTGCTAGATAAAGAATATCGTATATACTACGATAAACAGGGCAATATTACTCATTGTACTATGACTGGGGATCCTTTAGATCAGTCATATATTGTAGTAACCTTGGATGAGTACACTAATTATTCTAAGTACACTGTTGAGAATAATAAACTTAAATTGATTGACAACAATCCCGGTTATCGTGTACAATTAAGTAAGAGTGAAGTTGGTTACAAAACTGTAAAAAATCACGCTGGGCTTGTATTAGAGCCCGGTGAGACCTATGAGAACGTAGAACACTATGACGCAAATAATTGATATCGCAGACCTGGACTGCATTTACCTAACATATGATGAACCTAATAAAGAACAAAATTGGATTAAGATTCAAAACATGGTACCATGGGCAAAAAGGGTTGACGGCGTTAAGGGCAGTGACGCCGCACACAAGGCATGTGCTGACATCAGCGACACTGATCGTTTTGTGGTCGTTGACGGTGATAATATTCCCGATCCAGGATTTTTCAACCTTCAGCTTGCTCTTACTGATGCTAATAGCGATAAAGTATTTCGTTGGCGTGCTCGCAACCATATTAATGGGCTACAGTACGGAAACGGAGGACTAAGCTGCTGGACTAAAGAGTTTGTGTATAACATGCGAACACATGAAGCCAGTGACGGTGACGCTAAGAACGATGTAGAGTTTTGTTTTTACCCTAACTATTGGGCTATGAGTGACTGCTATTCAACAACATATCCAAATCAAACACCATTTCAAGCATGGCGAGCAGGCTTTAGAGAAGGTGTTAAGATGTGCTTAGATCGCGGCACTAAACCTAGCTTACAAGAATTTGAAAGTAAAGTACATCATCGCAACTATGACCATTTGTGTATTTGGCAGTCAGTGGGCTCGGATGTGGAAAACGGATTTTGGGCAATATATGGCGCACGTTTGGGTACATACTTAACAATGCTATGCGATTGGGAATATCGTTGGGTGCAAGACTTTGACACACTTGCAGACCTATGGAATGAATATAACCATGAAGATATTGCTGTGGATCACTGCAAGGTAATAGGTGATACATTGCGTCAACGTTTAGCATTACCTATTGTGGATATGGATCCAGAAGAAAGCAAGTTCTTTAAACATCATTATAAGAGTAACTTTAAAAATCAAGGACCAATGGTACGTGAATAAGAATTGGTACCTAGTAGATGTTGACATTACTAATGCTATTAATAGCAATTTTTCTTTTGAGCATTTATTAGAAAGTTCACCGTTTATTAGTAAAAAACAACACGGTATATGGGGGTATGAGCAAGAGCAATTGACTACAATATTCACAGACCAATGGTTATCATATATGAAAAGCATTGACCTAGAAGTATTTGTTGCAATGTTATTTTATAGAAGCCCATTTTTTACTCATCCAGAAGCACACGTTGATTTTGTATACAATAATGTACAGCCTACTATTGCTTTAAATTGGGTCATTAACAATCCCGATATCAGTAGTATGGTATGGTATCAAACACCAGTCAATTCACCTATACATGATCACAGTACTACGCCTGCTGCTGATTGGATTAAGTATTCTGGATGGCTAACTGATGGATTAGTTGAAATTGAACGTAGAACCATTGGAGATATACCTACTATAGTCAGAGTAGATATTCCGCATAATATTGAAGTATTTGACAAAGAACGATGGAGTATAAGTGTTAGATGTAAAGCACCGAGTACTATTGTAAATTGGTGTGACATAGTTAATTATATAAAACCTAGGATAATCAATGAGCAGTGATTTCATGTCGAGCGCAGAGTCAATGAAGGACAAACTAGGTCCTGCACTCTGCTTGGCTAAATGGCAACAGGTTAGTCTACACCTAACAACAGGCATGACTAATAGTTGCTACCATCCACCCCTACATGAAATAGATCCACAACCATTGCTGGCCAATCCTAGTGCCTTACACAACACAGCGTATAAAAAACAGCAACGTGTTATCATGCTTAAACAAGAACGCCCAAGTGAATGTAGTTATTGCTGGTCAGCTGAAGATAACGGACAGTTAAGTGACCGTCATTATCGTAGTGGCGAGCCATGGGCCGCAGAACACTTTGACACTATTGTAAACAGCACAGGCCTTGAAGATGCTACTCCTAGTTATGTAGAAGTAAACTTTAGTCATGGCTGTAATCTAGCATGTAGTTATTGCAGTCCACAATACTCAACCGAATGGGGCAAAGACATTGCTAAGTTTGGTGCTTATCCTACAAGTACTCCGCACAATGCGCCAGAACACTTTGAAGGTAGACGTAAGCCTATTCCAGTACGTGAACACAATCCTTATGTAGAAGCATTTTGGTCTTGGTGGCCTAGTTTATATGGTAGTCTTAAACACTTCCGTATGACAGGCGGAGAGCCACTTATGGATAAGAACACGTACCGTGTGTTTGACTATATTCTGGAACTACCTAAAAGTGACCTACATGTAGACGTTACCAGTAACTTTAGTGTAGAACCAGAACTGTTTGACAAGTATATGGACAAAGTTAAACAACTATGCAAAGGTGAGCGCATAGAACACTTCATGCAGTATGTTAGTTTAGATAGTGGTGATCCTGTACAGTCTGCCTACATACGCAGAGGCATGGGGCCGCATCGCGTAAACACTTATGTACACCGTTTCCTTACACAGATTCCATATCGCAACAGTTTAACTTATATTATTACTATGAGTAACTTAAACATACTTGGATTGAAACGCTTATTAGAGCATATTTTAGAATTACGCAAGTTACATAGTACAACCTATCAACGTGTTTGGTTTGACACGCCATTGCTGCGTAGTCCTACATGGCAAAGTCTACAAATACTTCCAGCAAGTTATTATACTGTGTTAGAAGACGTAATAGCATATATGAAAGAAAATGTCATGCCTGAAGATAGTTTTGTAGGATTTAAAGACTATGAAATACAGCGTATGGAACGTAACTTACTTTGGATGAAAGAACCTAAGGAACCTAAATATCTTGAAGAACAGCGTGCAGACTTTTATCGTTTCTTCAGTGAATATGACCGCCGCGATGAATATATGCAAACTGGAAATCCTGGCTTCTTAGCCGCTTTCCCACAAATGAAAGAATTTTGGAACGAATGTAAATATCATGCCGAAAAAGCCTAACGAATCAGACTTACAATATAAGCGTAGAGTGATTGACATTAAGTCAGAAAGCTTCTGTGCAGCCAAATGGTACAATGCTACTATATGGTTAGGATCAGGACAGACTACAAGTTGTCATCATCCACTACCACATGCCATTGACCGTGATGCTATCTTAATTAATCCTGGTGCTATACATAATACACCGCAGAAGAAAGAAGAGCGTCGTATGATGCAACGTGGCGAACGCCCTAGTGGATGTGAATACTGCTGGAAGATTGAAGATATGTACAAGGATCCTAAGTATGCTGGGGTAGATGTGCCTGTGCCTATCAGTGATCGTGTTTATAAAACTGTTATATATGAGGATCAAGACTTAAATGAAGCTTTTAATACACCTCCGGAACAGGACGTCAACTTACAAACCTTGGAAATTGCTTTTGATCGCACTTGTCAGTTTGCCTGTAGCTACTGTAATCCTGCTTTCAGTAGCAGTTGGGTTAAGGATATCCATCGTAATGGACCATATACCGACTTGGTATCCGATGGCCGCAACCATTTTACTCATGAGCATAATAGTAGTCAACTGTATACTATCACTGAAGTTAATCCTTACGTTGAGGCCTTCTTCCGTTGGTGGGAATCAGACCTACACAGAACACTCAAAGAGCTACGCATCACAGGGGGTGAACCGCTTATGTCGGGTTACACGTGGAAACTCCTCGACTGGTTTAAAGAGCACAAAGGTCAGAGCAAGACACGTCTTGCATTAAACAGTAACTTAGGATTCGATCGTGATAAAATTGATAGATTGTTGGAAGCATGTGAAGGTATTGACCTTGATATATATACAAGCAATGAAAGCATGGGTAGACATGCGGTATATATTCGTGATGGTTTGGATTGGAATCAATGGGTTAGCAATGTTAGTTATCTATTGGATAGTGGCAAACTGCGCGGCCTACATGTTATGTGTACCATCAATGCCTTATGCTTATTGAGTCTTACTGAATTCCTGTGGAGCATAGTTAATCTTAAACAGAAGTATAGCAAGGATTCAATTAACTTTAGCCTAAACATCTTACGCTTTCCTAGTTTCCAAAGCCCACTAATCTTACCTGTAGAGTTTAGACAACAAGCCGCAGGAGAATTGACCAGATTCCATATGGCCAATACTCAGATCATACATGAATTTGAAGGCAATCAAGTGACTAGATTAGTCGACTATCTCGAAACTGTAGATAGTCCACATAGCGGTGCCTTGTCACGTGAGATCTTACAACGTGACTTTAAGAATTTTTATCAACAATACGACCAGAGACGTGGTCTAGACTTTAAATATACATTTCCACAATTAGCAGACTGGTACGATACACTATGAGCAAACAACATAAGAATCACAATTATAATACTCTCAACCCTGTTTATATAAATGAAGATCAACTAACAACAGATCAAAAATATAAATTAACTGAAAGTAAAACATTCTGTATGATTCCTTGGATACATCTACATGGATTTCCAGACGGTCGTGCTTATCCTTGCTGTCTGGCAGATTCCCAATTGCCTGTAGGTAATTTCAGAAAAAATACTATGAAGGAAGTATGGAATGGTGTTGCTTATCGTCGCATGCGTACCAATATGCTCAATGATAAATCGTGTAAGGAGTGTAGTAAATGCTACGAACAAGAATCTAATGGTTTCTTTAGTATGCGCAACAGTGCTAATAAAAACTTTGGGCATCATATTAAATTAGTTGATCAAACCAAAGAAGATGGTACATTTGAGGACTTTAAATTACGCTACTACGATATACGTTTTAGTAACCTATGTAACTTTAGTTGCCGTACCTGTGGTAGTTTGTTTAGTTCAAGTTGGTATCAGGAAGAAACAAAACTGTTTGGCAAACTAAATCATCCACAGATCATGTATGCTGGTCGAGACAAAGAAGATATGTGGGAGCAGATGCAAGAACATATTCCTTATTTAGAACAAATCTATTTTGCCGGTGGTGAGCCATTGATTATGGAAGAACACTATCGCATCTTAGAAGAGTTAGTTAAGCGTAAGATGTTTCATGTACGTTTAATATACAATACAAACTTTAGCCATATGAAACTTAAAGACAAGTATGTATTTGACTATTGGAAATTATTTGACAGTGTTGGTGTAGGTGCAAGTTTAGATGACAGTTATTTGCGTGGTGAATATATGCGCAAAGGACAAGATTGGGCAGAAACTGTAGAGAATCGTCGTAAAATGATAGAAATTTGTCCTAATGTAGATTTTTATATTAGTGCTACTGTGAGTATTTACAATGCCTGGCATGTTAGTGAATTCCATAGAGAATGGGCTGATCTAGGATTAATCAAGCCAATGGACTGGAATGTTAATATTCTACAAGGACCAGAGCGTGACCGTGTTGATGTATTACCTATTCAATTTAAGGATCGTATTAAACAACGTCTCGAAGAGCATATTGCTTGGCTAGAACCATTGGATCACTTACAACGAGCAGTAAGTGGGTATAAGGGTCTTATCTCATTTATGTATCAAGATGATAAGAGTCATTTATTAGGCGAATTCTTTAAAATTAATGATCAGACTGATGAACATCGTAAAGAGAAATTTGAAGATGTATTTCCAGAGTATGCTGAACTTCGTAATTACTTAGGTATTAATAAAACGCACGAAAATATTTGTATGTTACCTTGGGTCAGCATAGAAGCCAGTCCTGTTGGCACAGCACGCCCGTGTTGTTTGGCTAAAGATGAAATTACTAAACCTGATGGTACAGTATACAAACTAACAGAAAATAGCCTAGGTGAAATCTACCAAAGCGAATATATGCAGAATTTACGTCAGGAGTTTCTAGACGGTAAGAAACCTAGTACATGTAATCGTTGTTGGGATGAAGAAGCAAGTGGTCGAACCAGTAAACGTATCAATAGTCGCATACGGCTAAAGAAGTATTATACAATTGTTGATTGGAATAATGTTAAACCAGATCAACTGTGGTTTATTGATCTTAAATTAGGTAATATCTGTAATCTTAAATGTCGCATCTGCGGTAGTTGGTCAAGTAGTAAGTGGGCTAAAGAAGAAGTTGATTACGAAGAAAAAAATCATAAAGATGCTGGTGTAGAATTCTACGATCGTAAAAGTCATTTAGCATATACATTCTTACAAGATGGTGCTTGGCCACGCAATAATGATATATTCTGGGATAATTTAAAAACACTGCTACCTAATATCAAATATTTTGAATTTACAGGTGGTGAACCATTTTTAATTGAAGAACATTTTAAATTATTGCGATTTGCAGTTGAACAAGAATACAGTCAAAAGATTGACATTCACTATAATACAAATGGTACAGTGTATCCTACAGCTGATGAAGTTGAACTATGGAAGAAATTTAGTCGTGTAGAAATTGCAGTTAGTATTGACAATGTAGGTGATCGATTTGAATATGAGCGATATGGTGCTAAGTGGGCAGAAGTAACTGAGAATATTAGCAAGTTTAATCTCCTACGTTCAAAACAAATTGTGACGCAAGTATGTATGACTGTAAACATTCAGAATGTTTACTACCTACCTGAATTATGTGATTGGGTCAATACACAGTCGTTTGACTATGTTTATTTTAATATGCTGCATGATCCTAATGATATGTGTATTAGTCAACTAACACCAGCGGCTAAAGAATTAGTTGTTAATCGATTACATGCAGCTACTTTCATTGAAAAGCATCGTGTAGAGATTGATAAAATTATACAATTTATCGAAAATGGAAGCGGTAGTGATGGCCAAAGTTTTTTAAAAAAGATGCGTCAGACTGATGAATATAGAGGACAGAGTTTTTTAACTACTCATCCAGAAATAGCACGTGCAATGGGCTATGAATAAACCTAAGACCTTGTGTTTAGCACCTTGGGTGCATACATATCTAAGTCCGCAAACAGAACGCCGCATGTGCTGTGCCAGTCGTGAGCCTGCACAGAATTTTGAACAGTATATAGATACTAAATCAGGCACGGGCAAGTATATTCCTATTACCCTAGAAAAACATTGGAATAGCGACCATATGAAGTCAGTTCGTGTGCGCATGATGGCAGGTGAAACATTACCAGAATGTGAAGTATGTAATGATAAATTATTGAACACTTCAGTTTACCGTAGTTATTTTGATAGCCTCTTTGGTCATAAGTATAAGAGTATACTAGAGAATACTCAACCAGACGGAACTACTACACTTCGTCCTGTTAGTTGGGATTATCGATTCTCTAACTTATGTAATTTCAAATGTCGTATGTGTGGGGATATGTTATCTAGTGCCTGGGAGTCAGAACAGCGCACTCACAATATGATCGATTGGACGAATCCAAAGAATAATTGGATGAAACCCGAAATCAAAGAACAAATAACCGAGTTTCAAGATAATCAAATTGAACAAGAGTTTGCAAATGCTGTAGAACAACATCAAGTAGAAGAAGTATATTGGGTAGGCGGAGAGCCCTTAATGTACGAACAACACTGGCGCTACATGAAGCGCATTGTTGAACTAGGAGATGGTAAAAATGTATACGCAAGGTATAACACTAATCTTAGCCGTGTCGA